GCCGGGCTCGGCTTAGTCGGCTGTTGCGGGTTCCGTGGTTCATCTTGTCTTGCCATTGGGAGGTTTACGTCCTTTCTGTTCTACTGCGATCTCTCACACGACTGTATAAACCTGAGCGACATCGACGCCGACTGGCGCTTGGCCGCGCTCACTTCCCCGTCATGTAGTATCCGTCGCAACCCGTCGATTAATTCCTGCTTCTCCGTCGCCGACATCCGCTCCTTACTCTTCCCCGTCACCTGCGCAATATACTTATCGGCCAACTCAGCGAGTCGCTCACTGGTCGGGTTCGTCGCTATCTTCAGCGCGTCCATCGAAGTCTTTGCCCACCACTCCAGTAAGGGCTTGACCTGTGTTTGTAGCACGATGACATCGCGGATGAATTTAACCAGCGCTATGATGGCGGCAATCAGGAGCGCCTGGAAAATTTGCTCGCGATTCATCTAGCGTTCCGGTACGCGAACCTTGGCTATAGTAAACCCACCCGACGAATCCTTAAAGTTATTCAGCCAGATCTCCACGGGGACAATGCGCCCACGCTTGTGCCGCAGTTGCAACCCGCGCATTGGTCGCAGGGAGGGCTGGTCTATATAGTTCTCTCGATCGGTCGTATGCGCCCTGCGCGATTCCAGCGGCACGAGAATCTCCACCGGCTGGCCCATCAACTCACTGCGGTGATAGCCGGAGATGTCCTCCATCTTCCTGTTGACCAGCACGATCTTCCCCTGGTCGGTGACAACGCAGGTTCCGTCCGGGTCACTGTCCACTACCTGCGCGCACAGGTTCAGGTAGGATTCAATCCCCGTCTTCGGGGCGATGACTTGGGCCAACTGTTCAGCAATACGACGAACGTTGATCGTAATCCGGCGATTACTTACAAGGATATAGAGTGCTACTACCACGCCCGCGACAGTGGCGATATTGGCAATCAGGTTGAATAAATCGTAAGGATAATCAGACATTTAGAGGTAGGGTTGCTGATTGACCTGCGGTGCCGCCCCGCCTGCCGGATCGACGTGTCTCCCCAGCGTCAACCCGGGCTACTGCGGCGGCACCGCGAGGTATCGAGTTAAGCCGTTGGTTCCGCGGTGCCGCCGCCTTCGCCACCGCCTGAGGTTGGCGTACCCTCTGTAACCGCTCCCGCAAGGCTATCAGTGGAGGAGTTTAATTCCGTCACCAGCGCATTGATATTCGCTGCATCGCCAATGTCATCCGCTGCAATCGCTTCCTCGATTCTCCTTGCAATACCTCGAATCAACTCCACCGCGGAAGCATCAACCGTATTATTACGCGCCACCGCATCTCTAAGTCCCGTTAAATCAACTGCCATTATTGACCTCCTTCGTTTTGCTCGTTAACCGCCTGCTCCGTCGTATCGGACGAAGCGTTAATTTGCGCTGCTAGTTCATCAATCTGTTCCTGTGTTGGATTGTCCGCGTCGTCACTTAACGACTGGACCAGCAGGGCCAGCCACTTACTCGTGTCCTGAGACGACTTCATTACCGTCTCGGTTAGCCGATCCACCGCCACCTGAGACTCGGCCAGTCTTTGCTCCAGCCGGACGAATTGATCGGGGTCCATTGTAAAACGCGCCATTTGCTTACCTCGTAACCAGCGCCGGAGAGTAGACCAGCACATGGGGCTTAGTTGAGTTTGGTTGCCGCGAACGTCTCACCCGCTCCCGCCGCCAGTGTTCGGATCGCACCAATCGCCTTGGATGCGGCGGGGGAAGTAGCGCGGGCCGAACTGATCGCCGCCGGTTGCGTCGCGCCTTCATCTCTTAGTAAAACCGCAATCGTCCGCACCGTGACACTCACCACCGACAGCAGCATCTTCCCTCGGTCACTCAGGGTCACACCCAGATCGTTCGTCAGCGTCGTAATGTTCTCGACCATCGTATTGAAGAAGGTGGAAGCGTTAGCAAAGTCGCCACGCTGATATGCCGCATCGAAATCCGCTGCTACTTTGACGATCTTACCAATGAAACCGGCCTGCGCCGGGATCAATGTCCCCAGCTCGTTAAGGAACGACGAGATAGTGGAGACGTAGAAGGTAACCGACTTACTACCGCACTTGAAGGCGGTCGAAGTCAAACCAAGACCAACTATCGTCAGCACCCCTCGCTTTGCAAACTGCCGTCGATCCATATTGGGCCGTCCTTTCAATTCCTTGCAGTGTAACACGCATAAACACTGGTTGTAACCAATAATCAGCGACACTTGCCGCTGTTGCCCAGCATGCCGTTACGACAACGACAGACGGGTGGATTCCCCGGACGTTCACCGCTGACGCACCAGCGCAAGGGGGTAGGTGTAGGGCTAGGCAGTGGTGAGGGTGTCGGCGTTGGCGTCGGCGTTGGTAAAGGCGTCGGCACCGGAGTTGGGGTCGGCGTCGGCATGGGCGTAGGACCGGGACTAGGACTTGGCACTGGTGTCGGCTGCGGCGAAGGCTGCGGTGTTGGTGTCGGGGTCGGACTTGAACTCGGTTGTGCACATGGACCGGGTACGCACATTTCCGGTCCTGGCTTAAACCAGGAACCAGGACCAATGGTGAAGTTCAGGATACTGAGCCCGCCGGTGGTTTCAGTTGCGTTCACGCTAATCCTACTTGGCGAGGTGTTGTATCCGTCCTGTTCTACGAATACCTGATAACTTCCTACCGGAACGATAAACCCGTAAGATCCGTCCTCTGTGGGAAATTCGCCAAGTCGTGTCCCGTCCGGTTTAGTCAGCACCACCTTTGTAAACGAGAACCGAGAGCCGTCCAGTACCGAGAATACGACACCCTCAAGTGCGACCTGACCTGATGGCGGCGGGGTTGGCTGCGGAGTAGGAGTAGGCACCGGTGTCGGGGTTACTGTGGGCGTTGGCGCAGGTGAAGGGCTGGGAACGGGTGTTGGAAGTGGTGCAGGTGTTGGTGTCGGTGTGGAACTGGGCGTTGGTAGCGGCGACGGAGCAGGCTGACCACTATTGGGATCGTATCCAAGGGCCGCGATTAGCTCAGGGTCGTTAACTCCTTTGCCGACGAATGGACTGGTCGGCAACAGTCGATAGTTCCCCGCTGCTGTCAGTCCCGCATCCGGTGCCATAAACCCTACCGCGCTAATTGAACTCAGTACCGTGTTGTTCGGGTGATGGTTTGTCCACCAGTGTGCGATCTCGTCCGGCCTCCAGCGGTCAATCGACACCAGCACGTTTCCATTTACCTGTGCGCCGGGCCAGCACACCGGGAGCGCCGCTCCTACCTCACGCCCGCTTGAGTAGTCCCAGCACGCGTTGATGGCTGCGCGAAAGATATTGTCCTGCATCACCAGCCCGATCATCGTGTTCGGAGCAAATGACTGGAAGCTGATTTGATTACCTACTAAGATCGTGTTACGTGTCACTCTCGTATTCTCACCACCGGAGAAGTTTACGGAGATATAGGCGTCCGTGCGTCCGGGGTTGGTGAACTGGCCCACGACGAGATTATTGTCGAAGGTGACATTACGGCTCCGTGCTGTTAGAAACCTGTTGTCTTGCAGGAAGGCGTTGAGGTTATTGTTGCCGTTCTCTAAATAGTTGCTCCTGACGGTGAGGCCGTGCAGTGCGCTGAAAGGGTCTGAGCCTGTTTGGTTCCGCGCAGTGATCGTAAACCCATCACACCCCTTGAACCGATTACCCTCAATTAAGATGTTCAGCCCGGTCTTAAGTTCGAAGTAACCCTTACCCCCACATTGACCAAGAAGATTGGTCCACTCGGGTCGATGGGGTAACAGGTTACGTTGAATCGTGATGTTCTGCGGCTGGAATCCTCCCCATCGCACCTGCGAGCCGTCTAGTGGAATAGTTCGTAGGTTCTTGGAAGGATCAAAAGGAAGGCAAGTGTTCTCGAGCGGGTCATTGCCTGCCGTACATAACGGCTTAGCGAAGTTGACTATCCGGCCGTCAGTTGACGCAACATACGCATTGCCCCACCACTTTCGATTAACACCAATGTTATCCACGGCCTCGTAAACAAAGACCGCCACGGGCATCCCCACCGTGATACCGTTCGTATGGGAGAAGACGCAGGACGTCGCGGTGCACTGAGATACGGTTGCAGTCTGAAACGGGTCCGGGAACAGCCCGCCGCCTCCACCGATTAACCACGCGTAAGTCCACGCTTCAACTAGATTGTTCCTGATTTTAAAATTGTCGGCCCAAGTGGTGATAAGAATACCGGCGAACGCCGTACCCTTGGCGGTATCGCTTACAAATCCCTGAATCGCGTTCTGCTGGATGGTCCAATTGGTCCCCTCCGCGTAGATGCCGTTCTCTGCCGAGCGCCGCAGTGTTTGCGTGCTGTAGGGCGAGCCATCTTCCTCACGGGGACGAATCAGGTTCTGCTCAATGACAATATGCGAAGGGTACAAGTTGCGGTCCGGCGGGATCTGTTCTCCAAAGCCGATTAAGCGAATCACCGTGCCGCTGGTATCAGTATTGCTGATGTCCAGCCCCTTGAGGCGATAACAACCAGCGCCCGCATTAACCCAGAACGCCGGGGAGGAATTTGGTGTTAGCACCTTCGGCATCCGTGCCGCCATCTGCGCGGTAATTCGTATGTCGTGCTGCGGATAACCAAAGAGTGCTTGAGGCGTACCGGACGGATCGCTCGTGGTGATCGTGATGAATTCTGATTCGGCTCCCGTACATGGACCTTTATTGATCAGGTTAAAGTTGCCTACGTAGGTTGCGCCTGCCTCAAGAACAATTTTGTCGCCACGCTTCGCGTTATTGATTGCTGCCTGAAGGTTGCCGCCGGCAGGTACGGCAATGGCCCCCTGGGCTTGGGTGATAACAGAGACGAATAACACCAGCAACAGTGAGAATAATAGACGCATCCGACGCACCTCCATGGGCCAGTGTAACACGAGTATGTCGGAAACGTTGCTAAACGTTTGCAGTTGACCGGCTACGACTTACGGTAGCGTAATCGCGTACTTTGTCTCCAAGTAGTCATAGATCGCTTGAATCTCACTAGAGTCGAGAACGCGATCGTAAAAGAGCACCTCGGCAATCATTCCAAACAGCGTTGTTATACCCCCGATGCCGTGACGGCCAATTTTGGGAGCCGTACCCCAGCTTACGGTATTGGTTCCCGTACTGAACTGCATCGCTCCGTCAATCCAGTTGGACCACACACCGGATGCCGAGCGCTCTTCGTACACATGCCAGAGGGTTAGATCCGCTGTCGGGTTCACCGTCTCATGTCGTACGGTTGAACCCCATTCAGACCAGATCTTTCCACCGGAGGGTAGGGTGTAGAATTCAGGCAGGGTGGACGTGCCCCAATCCCCCAGCGGTGGGCCCGCGCGGGAGTTACTATCCGGTTCTATGTCCAGTTTAACTACCGTGAAGTGGTGTCCTGCGGTAAACCCGTTAAGGAAATCAGGCAGAGTGAAGTACCCGCCCTGCTCGGTTGCGTTACTTTGCATTCTGAACGCCGGTAAGCCGCTTGGCCCGTCAGTGGCGCGGTAGGTTGGTTTGAGCACCGCACTGACAACGCCTGTCGCATCCCGGTTATTCCCCGACCAGTCCTGCGCCGTACTCACTTCGTCACCGTTACTGAATCCTGTCTCCTGTGACGCGTCGAGCCAGAACTCAAGGCCGGTGACACCGCCGGGACCGCTGCCGCCAACTGCCGCCACCGGCTTAAAGCATCCCTGATAAGCCGGCAGTACGATACTCATGCCGCCGTGTCCCCTCCAAGTACAAACGTGTTCGCTACGTAGGCTGCGAGTGTTGCAACGCCATACTGTCCTGCGATCTTTGTATGGGACTGTCGATTATTAATCGTTGTCGATGACGGTGAGAACGCTACCTGTCCTGCGCCGAGTTGGATTACCAGACAATTAAACCCCGCCCCTAAACCGGAGGGGATGGTAACAGTGATCGGTGAAGCGTTTGAACATGTCACAATCTTGCCATTGTCGCCTGCTTGCAATGTGTAGGTCGTGCCGGTTTGAGCATTGATGGAGGCTGTTGGTTCGGCGTAGTCGGTTCCCGCTACCGCCGCCGCTATAACCCCGGAGGTTGCCTTTAGCAGACCTGTGGTGGTTGCGCGTTTGATTAACTTCCCCGTCGTACCGTTGAAGAGAGCAATCTCGGAATCAACGGAACTCGATGGTCCAACTACGTCGCCCGCACCTGCGGGTGTCGCCCATGCGCCTTGTCCGTTTAGGAATGACGTAGCGCTATTGTTGAGTTTGGGCAGCAAGCCATGACATGTCGTCGAAGCGTTCAGGTCCGCGTTGTCGTCAGGAGTCGCTAGATCGTCCAGCTTTGTTGCCGCAATACGCGCATCAACGTCGGCGTTAAACTGTACGTCGGTACGTATCTTCCCCAACGTATCCCAGCCGTCGTTAGCCGCATTGCGTCGCTTCCATACGTACGGACCAGAGGCGGTGTCAATCCAGTGGATACCCGTTCGCAGATGCGTTGGGTTGGCAATCGCCGGATCTGCCGACTGAAAGTAGAAGGCGCGCGGTACGCCGATCAGATCAACTACAAGTGTGCCTGCCATATCGCTCCTTTATACGTCAAACACCGCACTCAGATCCAAGTCTAAAACAGGACTGAAATCAACGTCGAACACTTCCATGACTTCCGTAATCGTTACGCACTCCGTTACTTCACCGCCGGCTGTCGGTGCTTCTTCCGCTGTTTCCACCGTCACCCTGAAGCAGTACTCGCCTGAGCCCGCCGTTGGCGTATAGTCAAACTGCGCGGTCACGGAACCGACCAGCGGTGCAAGGTTGTCTTCAATCAGCGTTTCCACGCCACCGGGCGGGGTGACAAAGATGTCCGCGCGCAGGGGCAAGTGGAAGGCCGGGAAAGTAACCGTGCCGTGTATGCGTACTTCCGGTCCTAGTGTTCCCGCAACCGTCTCTTGTCCTAGTTCAAGCTCGGGATCGCCCGGTTCCGTGTCGGGTGCAGGCGGTGGAGTTAGCCCTCCTGAGCATCGCAGTGCAATTAAGAAGCCTAGGTCCCATCCCGTGCCGAATTCGTTAGCCGACTCAACGTCAACTTCACCAGTTACGCCAGTCACGGCTGACTTGTCAAACACGTACATCGGTCCATCAGTGCGCTGCGTAAATGTGTCCACAGTAGGCGCGGTTACGATTTGGTTCGCTGTCGCTACCAACAAGCGATAGCCTGTTTGGGCGACATCAACCGAGGGCAGAGTTAGCACCGGCGTTGCGTTGCCGTTGGAGTTCTTACTGACATCCGCAATGGGTGCCGTAGGATGCACGTTGGCATACTCAACAAAGTTCGCTGACCACCCTGATGATTCCGGTTCGTCTTCATTCGTAAAGTCATAGACACCGGGATCGTCAGCCGTTACAACATGCCAGTAGCCCCACATGGCGGTGAAGAAGGTGAACTCGACTGCGTCCACAGGTGACAGGTCGATTTCTGTCCATCTGGCAGGCGGGCCAGGGGTGTCTACGATACTGCCAACGAGAAACGCAAGGATTACATTACCTTCAGTTAACGGTAACTCCGCACTGACGTCAAACTCGAAGTTAACTCCGAAGTGGGCGCTATCATCAGCAAATGACGTACTACACTCACCCGCTGATCCGTCCAAACTTACGTAGTAGTCCTCCGGGTAAAGTTGCGCCTCAATCTCAACCTTCAAATCCCCCTTGCGCTCAATCTTCATCACCCGGAAGTAGGAGTAGGGCGTACTCGTGTACCAAGGGTAGATGTCGGGGCGTGAGCCGAATCGCGCATCGGAGTAGAGGGTTAAATGCTCCTGTAGTTTTGTATTAAGAACACGGATCAACTTGTAAGGCTGAACGTTGAAGCACTTCGAGTACCAAGTGGTGAACTTCACCTTGCAGTTGTTCGCAATACCGCCTGTGTCGAGTGGGCCAAGGTATAGGAGCGTGTTGCCGAGCCGTGCCGCCTCGAGAAAGTTGGTGATGCCGAATGCGGCCTGACCTTTGTTGATAACGCGCCTACTCCGATCGCCCCACGCTCTGCCGGCTCGTAGTTGTTGTAACTGGTCACCGAAGATAAGTTGCGTGTCGATGAACTGCCCGCCTGCTTCGTCATCGAAGTTCACCGTCCACTGGTTAGTAAGTTCCGCGTCACTGACCTGCGACCATTCAAGGGTTGAATTCACACCGTCGTAGACAATGTTCCGATTCGCGCCTTCGTCGGTGAATTCGGGTACGCCAACCAGTGATTCAGTCCGCAGGGGCACGAAGACATCCTTACTATTCCATTCAAACGGAAGGCCGATCCTGCCCGCTGTGCATACGTCTTTGATTTGCTGTTGAGTTGGGCGTGCGGTCAGTTCAACGTTGAGCGTGGACCGTACGCCGCCGAACGTGTTGCCGTTTGGGTCGTTCATGGCGACCACTTCATCGCACCAGTCCGCTACCTCGATCACGGACTCAATCAGCACGCGCGAGTAATCGACTCCATAACCCCACTGAGGATTGCAGTACATCTCAAGCAGGCCCCACATGCGGTTTGTGGTATAGCCTTGCGTAAACGAGTCCTCGTTGGTGTAAATGCGGATGTTGTTTAGGCCGGTGACATAGACTGAGCCGGTCACATCTTCAACCCGCATGTCGAGCACGTTCGTTTGAATCCTGCCCCAGGTGATCGCGGTGCCGGCAAACGCCTCAACATCAGGACTCCAGTCGGTAGGAGTTTGAGGCAGCGTACCGAGGCGTTGTTGCAAGTGTTCCGCTCCTACCAGCTCATCGTTGATGCGAAATCCGGCAAAGCCTTGAATCGGCCCTTTACACGCTTCAAACAACGCCGCGGCAAATGCGTCATCGGGATGGTTGTTGTTGTACTCTGGACGGAAGGCGAGAAGTAACAGCGCCTTGGCGTGGCGATAGCCGATGATAACGCGAATTGGTTGCCCTAGCGCGGACTGATTACCGAGGGCGTAGGCAAGCAAGTTTGGACCAACTGTTTGATTGTTCGGGATTGGATCGGGGCGAATGTTGATGCCGGGCCAGTAGTTTTCGGTTGCGAGGCGTTCCACGCAGACGGCAAGAGTTGTGCGCGGGCAGTCGGTAAATCCCGGCACGCCGATACTGCCGCCAATATGTCGGTTGTAGGGACATCCCTGATGGTAGTCAATTTCTGTCTGACTATTGAGATGCGCTCCGAAGATGAACGGACACGAGACCGCGTTTGGCTGTCGTGGGATTTGTAGTTGCGCGCTTCGGAACCCGACTGCCGCCGATATCTTGACCTCGGGACGATTATATTCGTTAGGGGCGTGCAGACTGCCCCGCCATGCGCTCAAAAGTAAGTCGAAGGGGTCGTCACCTTCAGGTTGCGCATTCCAGAAGTTGAAAACTTGAATTCGTATTCCCTCACCATACGTCATTAGCAACTCGGAAAATTCACCATCAAGATCGGAAAACGTCAGCTCGATCTTGTCATCACCAATACTGGCAGTTCGGGGTAAGGAAAGCAGTGGAGCGCGATTTGAGGGTTTTAGCTTGATAAGGATTGGATCGGTGTAGCCAAGCTCGACATCGAGCGCGGTAATTAGCCCCGTACGGTTAGGTAGTTCATCGTAAGCAGCGGAGGCGTAAACGATGGTGCCTGTGGGGCTAGGCCAATAAATCGCTACGACCTCAGCCATCTTTCGGCGTGAAGGTGGAAGGCTTTCAATGATTGCCAGCTTGGCTAGAATTGTTGGATCGTACTCAGGCATCTAATCTATAATCGCGTTATGGCTAATTCCGACGATCTTGAACTTTGGTGCGACGAACAAGACAAGCCCCTAGCGGTTGTAGTTGCCCGTTGTGCCTGTGGTTGGTTTGCCTATTTTCGTTTATTTAGTGAATCGCCTTCCGTTTGTTCGTCGTGCTCTAAAGATCTGATCATCCGAAACCGAACAGACGCAGACGAAGACGAAATTATCCATGCAACGGCGACCGTGAACTGATGACTACCCTTCATCAAAGCTCCCATCAGCATCAGGAACAACCCCTCTAACCCTGCATTCCTTCAACCTCAACCCACTGCTTCCCATAAATAGATCGATCAAATTCACGGTCAGACTTGTTTCTGTAAACCGCCACAAATACCACTTACTATCCAGCGGGAACTTCATTAGAAACGGTTCGTTGCCTGCTTCCATACGCTCGTTGTAGAAGCTGGTAATGTAGGTTAGACGATCTACGAATACGTCAGGATCAGACTCAACTTGGACCATCGCATCTCGGTGCAGCGTAGGATAAGAGAGTGACGCATAGCGCAGTTTGGGAAACAAGACCTCAGATTCCTCAAGCCCACCGCCAAGTTGAGCAGTGAGTAGCGAGTCACCGTGATCAAAGCCCACCTCGCATTCAAAGTGGCCTCGATAGATTAGTGTCTCGAATCCTGCTGGCAATGGCATCTTAAAATCCCATGTTAGTTGCTAACTCACGATAATAATCATTATTCTCTTTACCGTGTTGAATAGTCGCAGCCCCGATAGCTGCTGACGCTGACTCCGCTCCGATAGTAACCACATCTCCCGGCGGTAGTGACCCGATCCGCGAAAGCGTGCCGTCAAGCTTTGCGGTCAACGCCGCATTATCCAGCCTCGCCTGCTTAACCTCCCTTGCCAGATCGGCAACGACACCGAAGATCCCCGGCGTTCGCCCTCCGGCACCTGCTGACCCTTCACGCGCAGCGGCTGATGATGGTTCAACCGCTTGCCCGCCGTAGTTGAATTCTCGGTTTTGCGGCGCACCGCCGGCAACAGCCGCAGATGCGGTAGAAGCTGAGCCACCGCGATTATGCAGGCCCGCGCTTCGGGCAAGAGACCGTGCGGCAACTCCGGTAGCGGCGGCGGCGGCGAGGAATGCAGCGGCGGCGGCAGCGTGCTTCGCCGCTCCGATAAAGTTTCCAAAAGCAAGTGAACCTAAAGCGTAAGCGCCGTGTTTGAGTGCCTGAATGGCGAACTCGGCGGCCAGTACGGCAAGTTGCTGAGCCAAAGCCGCCTTGAGCGCCTTACCGAGCGACTCGCTATAAAGAATCCACGCCACAATACCCTGGCGAAGCGCGTCAACCATCGATTGAGCAGCCTCGCCAACTCTTGCCACGATAGATCCAATAGACTCTTTAATCGAATCCCCGGAATGCTTAACGGCGTCACGGAACCGATCAAATGCCTTTTTGAGCGGATCAAACGGGTCACGCTCTTTTCTCTCGTCTTGATCTTCTTTCTTTTGTTCCTCAGCACGGCGCTTCCGTTCAGCCTTTTCCAGCTTGCGATAGTACTCTCGGAGCTTAAGCAACTTCTCTTCAGCGTCCCTTACTCCCTCAAGACGTTTTTCCGCGTCCTGTTTTTCTTGTTCAATTTGTCGCAGACGCTCCCGATGATCCTCTTCATTTGCCCGGCGTTCCAGTTCCAAGGCTCGCAGGCGAAAGCGGCGACGATCACCAAGACGATCTATGAGGCGTTGAAGCTGGATACCGGCCGCTTCGCGAGCAAGCTGTGCGGCCCTGAGCGTGATTCGATGCAGAGTATCGTAATAGTCCCGCTCGGCTTCTAAAGTGGCCCTTAGCGCGCGGCGTTTTCGATTCTCCGCTTCTTCCTTGGCGGTTGCGGATTCAGCGTCAAGTTTAGCAATCGCATCTTTTATCCGTTGCTGCTCTTCGACATTCCGACCTGCTTCACTAAGTTGGGATTCGAGTTCTACGCGGCGACGATCACGCGCATCCTGTTCAATCTTCAGCCGTCGCTTCTCAGCCTCTTCGTAACTTATAAGGTAACGCTCGACGTAGGAATCAATAAGTTCTAGGCGCTTGCGATCACCCTCATCTTGGATATCGAGCACGGCCTGTCGATGGGCTTTAGTAGCTTCCAATTCCTCCCGTTGCTGATTTGCAAGGAGTTGATTGCGCCGATCCTGGAAATCAAGCTCGGCCTTCAGTTCTTTTAGTCGAATCTCACCTAATGCCAGATCACGTCCCTTCGTGAGTTTCTCCGCTTCGGCTCGTTCAGCGGCAAAGACCGCTTTCTTCTTTTCGAGAACGATCTCTTCTTCTTTGATCTGAAAATCCGTGAAGTCTTTCAGTGAGGTTTTACGTTGCTCAAAGAAGATGTTTTCGGCACTAATTCGTTGGCGTGCAATAGCCTCGGCTCGTTCCGCTTCCAACTCGAGCAGTCTGATACGGCGTCGGGTTTCCGCATCGGCCCCCTTGTCCTTGTCACCCGGTGGCGGTGGCTTCTTGGGCCTGAATAATCCAGCGCCGGCCCCGACGTCTGCGCCGACAGTAGGACCCGGGGTCACGGTCACCGGAATCGTTACGCCCGCACCCGCCGCCTTTTTTAACGCGGCAATAAACTTCGCTACAAACACTGAGGCAATCGTAGTTGGGTCAATTCCCGCAACCGCCAGAACCAGCATCTCGATCAACGCATCACGGACTGTTCCGTGGGCGGCGACCAGCGATTTAGCTATAGCGGCCGCTATCTCGACGCCTAAAACCGTTCCGAGTTGGGCCAGCCGAATGGATTCCGCAAGAATAATGACGTGTAAGCGCCCAAACGCTCGAATCATCAACGGTCCAAGCTGGTCAAGGAACTTTTGAAACGCTTCTAAAGCGGTGATGTGAATGCGAGCGAACGCCGCCCATGCGCCACGGAAATCTCCGTCAATCAGCTTCAGGAGTAAGTCAACAAAGTTCGTGAACTGAGTAAGAAAGACCTCCAGAACGCCGGAGATAAACCTGAACGACGCGCCAACAACCCGAACAATGTCCTTGCCGTACTTGTCCCATGCGAGTGTTATTACCCCAAGCACCTTAGTTGTGATCGACTGAAGAGTCGGCAGAATGCGCTGTGTGGCTTCATCAAAAACGGCCTTGATACGACTAAACGCCTGAAGGACGGCGCTGGCGGCGTCCGCGGTCAGATCGCGGATGTTGAGGAAGTTAGTCTTCCACGCAAGTCCTAACGCCCCAAGGATCGCGACCCATTCACCTATCACAATAACAAGACCGCCAATAACTAAGATCAGTTCAGGAAAACCAACTAGAGCTATCGCTGCCCCTACTACACTCACAGCCGCTATGACGTTTTCAACCGCAGAGGCAAGCGACCCCAGTACGAACAGCACAGGCCCAACCGCCGCGGCGATCCCGGCGATCACAATAATGGCTGTCTTGACAGGCGCGGAGAGGGAATTAAAAGCGTCACCGATACGCTCAATCAGTTTAGCTACGGGTTCGATAAACGGCTCGATCGCGTTAATGATCGCGAGGCCCAGAGGTCTCAGAGCTACCGTTACCCGGTCCACCGCCTTTTCGAAGCGTGTGCCGATAGACTCCGTAACATTCGCGAGTCCCTGGTTGCGCTGCGCGGCTTCCGCAAGCGCCGCAAAGAATGAATCGACAGTCGTTAGACCAAGTTTCTGCGCCTGCTCCCTGATGGCTTTTGTGTTTGTGGGCGAATCAACGTTAAATAGCTCTCTGATCAACTGGCCGGCAATAGGACTTTGCCCGACAAGCTCTTTTAGGTCCTGCCGCTCGAAGTTCTGCGTAACGAGCTGCAAGAGGTTTTGCGTAAAGCGGCCGACATCAGGAAGTCTTGAAACGGCATTTAGTCGCCCGATAGCAGGCAGTACGCGGTTAATCGTTTCTTCCGTCACCTGAGCGGTTCGAAGCTGGGCGTCGAGTGTTAACGCCAGGTTCGTTGTGAGTCCGGGCGTACCCCGAGCAGTCTTAATCAGTTCCGCTAACCGACGTTCCGCCGCTTCAGCACTGCCGGTGAACGCTTTCAGCGTGTTCACGTTGGCGTCAATGTCTTTAGCGCTCTTTAGTGAAGCCGCACCGAGGGCAAGAAGCGGTGCGGTGACGCCTATCGAGAGTGTTCGCCCAATTGATTGTAGTCCCGGCCCGATACCACGCCCAATATCACGAAACGATTTAACGATTGCGCGACTGGCTTGTTGTGCCGCTCGCTCCTGCGCTCTTAATGAAGCGGCTGCGGCCCGCTCTTCCGCTTTCCAACCGGCAATGATCGCGGCGGAGCGTTGTCGCTGTAAGGACTGAACCGCGCTGTTAAGTCTCTTCTGTTCTGTCTCTTGGGCTTTAGCTGATCTCTTTGCTTCAGCTTCCAGGCGTCGGAATTCTCTAACATGCGCATCAGCCTGTCCGCGGCCGCCGGTGGCAGCGGTGACGGTTGGAAGCTTAATAGGCGGGAGGGTGAATGATTGGGTGAGGGCTTTCCGTGTTGCGGCAATGGTCGCGGCGATGTCTTTCCGAAAACGCTGAAGTCCTGCGACCCCGGCGCGAGGGTCAACATCTAGTTCAAATAGAAGACGAAGAGAATCAGCCATTTGCCTTTTTATGGTTGCGCATAATGTCCCACGCAGTCATTGTCTGCTTTGCCGGGCGTCCATTACTCGGCTTTACCGGCTCGTTTTTGATCTCAGCGCCCCAACACGCGGCATTCCATTTACGAAGCGCCTCATCGCGTTCCAGGTCGTAACGTTGCAAGACCGCTGCACAGGCGAGAGTGAAGTTAAGCCGTCGCGGGTTCCCTCTCAGTAGCTCCCACGGGTCCAGTCCGAAGTGTCTTGCCGCGAGACTGAGCAGCAGATGCTCGTCTTTCCTTTCGGTTACGAAATTTCTTTATGCCGTCATTCCCTTCCTGCCCGGAGATCCAGGAGAACATGTACATGAAGTCATCCTTGTGGACACGGGCAATTGCGCGATCGTCAACCATGAAACAAACGCGGCCGGCAACGTCCTGTCCGATCTTCGGTTCAAGACAGTTCTCAACAACGGTCTGACGCATGAAGATGAGAGCTTTTGCATTTTCCGCGTTCTCTTCGGGCGTGGTCTCCTTTAATTCGCGGCCTCCCTCTTCTTCGTCCGCTACGCCCCGTGAGGCAAGGACAAGACTCATAGGCAAGCCGCCCGTCAGCGCCTCGCCTTCAAGGTCTGCGCGTCGTAAGCGAACAACCGCGCCCGTCTTGGGTAGCGTCACGAGCTCACCGGGATCTGATTGCTCAGCTTCGACAATTGGCTTGACGAGTTTTGCGTACTCTTCCGGACTGATTACTTTCAATTCTTCTGTCATCATTTCTCCTTCTAAAAAGTTCGTGCCGCCAAGCTAATCGTTCTCACGACGCCGACGGCACTGGTTGTAAAAACTAGTTAAGCGGGCTACTACGGAGTTACGTCCTCAGCGCGCACTTTTGCGTAGACGCGATCTCCAGCCGTGCGACTGCTGACAGCACGTCCTGAAAGCGTAACAGGAGCTAAGGCATCCTTTGTGCGACCGATGCCGATGGTTAGACCGCCAGTGTTTAGGCAGCGATAAAGCATGATCCACCAAAACACAGCATCGTCATCATCGTCGGGCCAAATCAAAGCGGCTGTAAAATAATCAAAGGTAGTGCCGCCACCGCCAGTGATTTTCTCTACTTGAGTTGGGGTACCAGCGGGAGCGGTGTATACCGATCCGGGCAGCATGAAGGATAGTTTTTCAAGGTTTCTCACTTGGGCCATCTGCCCGGCTATCGTCGCCGTGGTCTCCGTGATGAAGTCAGCGACAGCCGTCTCCTCTTCGTCAACCTTGCGTTGCTCGGAGGTGTACTCGATGGTGAAATCCCATCCTTCCGCTGTGTAGCCAACGGAAAAGCCGTTAGGATTCGCAGTCGCATCGGGAGTTCCAGTAGCAAAATCAATCGCCATTACGGCCCCGTCGGCTGGTAGCGCCAACCCGACGAAAAGTTCCCCGAATCCCCGATGCAATTCATTAACGTTCCATCCATGAGGTAGGCCCGCCATTATTTAATACCCCCTTCAGCCTCAGCCAGTATCTTATAAACCTGCTCACGGGTCTGACGATGCTTTTCCAGGCGCTTTTTAAATTCATCCTCAGACTCTTTTGCTTGCCGTGGAGCCATCCACTGATCTTTCAGTGTCTCAATGGACAGATCGCCGCGATTAGCTGGAACCGCTCGCCATCCCGCTCTTGCGATGGCGTTATAAATTTGCGGCCCTAGAGGACGGCCGAACTCCTCAATAAGACCATCATAGGTGACCGCCTTACGCTCAAACGTATCCGGATCAATACCACGATGTTGTAGTTTCAGCGCGTCCGCTTCGGTCATTTTTGCGGGATCAATTCCGAAGCGCTTTACTCTGGCAATTCCCGCCGCTACGTCAGTTTTAGCGGTAGTAAGTTTTGCTTCCTCTGTACCCATATTTCCTACTTACCTTCCTCGAGATGGATCTCTACGTTAAATGTTGGTAACTGCACAAAACTGGTTACGCTGCCGCGTCGCGTGGTGTCATTGTCGTGGTCCGTCACGTCGCAATAAGGGGCGCTGCATTTGGCCAGCCCGTTGCGCCACTCGTTTGGCGTCACCGCTCGCGTTAGGGCATCCATTGCCTCCAAGTACTTGTCAGCGTTGGTTTCAAGCGTCTCGGCAGCTTCCACTGTTACCCCCGGCCCGGTTAGCTTGAGCATTACCTCGATGAAGTGAGCCACTTTCAACAGCATCCCGCCGTTGACTTCCTCAATCTCCGTCCGCACACGGGTAATGAGAAACATGGGGAATTCCTGAGTGAGCAGCCCGCCTGCTGAACGCCGTACGTTCTCGGCGGCAAACGGAGTCAAAGAGCCGTCTATTAGAGCCAGCGCATCGGTATTACGCTCCTTAACCAGACTCAGGTAGTTATCAACTATCACCCGGCGCGACCTCGAGTAGACACGCGGCGTAAACGGCATCAGGCGACAACCTTGAACTCAGCCCTGCGAGCAATGTCCGCCAAGCTTTCAAACATCGCCGCCTGGTGCTCCCGTTGCTCCTCGTCGCTGATGCTGATCACGCGACGAACAGGTAGCCGGCCTCGTCCCTCGTGGTGCCAACGGGCCTTTGGGTCGCTTGAGCCGATAGTCAGGCTTGTTGGGCCTTCCTCGACTACGGCATCCGATCCCCGCCCAATCAGGGAGCGATACAGGTGCCCGGTAAGCTGGAGAATCTCAAGGAACACGGCGCGTGGATCGTGCCGCTTGCGTTCAAGGTACAGGTCCGTCAGCTTGGGCCAGGTACCGCCGCCGCGTGAATCAAGCCACTGCTTCTGGTAACGATGGCGAATGTCAATGTGACGCCGCCAGTGACGGCGAAAGTCGGAGACGTCACGGACGAGCGTGTCAATCGCTGCGTATAGCCGCCGTTCACCTTTAACGTTGACCTTAATCATAATCCCACGTTCGCCCTGCCGTAATTCGGCGCTGACATTGCCCGCCACTCCTGCCAGATGGCTGTCGATGAATCAATCGGCTCAGTTAACTGCAATGTTAACTCTCCTCGTCCTTCAATTGCCTCGACTACCAGTGTTGCCCCGATTGCGGCCGGAGCGTCCCATGCGAACTTGACGCGATAAGTTGCGCCGTTAACGTCACCTGAGCCTCCGTTAATCTCGCAAGGAGTGTCATCGTGCTCGACTCCATCGATAATGAGACGGCCCTTGTCGGCAAGAACCCTGTCGGCCTTCCTTGCAATCTTGACTCGCGCTCGGTCATAAGCCCTACCCACTCGTGATCGCATAGGCTTAGAATACGAACCTGTTGAGCAAGACCACCGAGCCTGCCGACTCCCCGGTGATAGCTGCACTCCTCACCTCGGGTAGCCCAAACAGCAGCCGCATGCGATTACGGATATCAAGTCCGGCGTCAATATGCGGGTTAAACTCAACCCCTTGCCCTCGAATACCAATTGATTCACCTGCCGGATACTCTGCGTCCCACGCGTCCATCAACTCCAGTGCCCGCTCCCATTGAGCGTCGGTACGAGTCTCGATTAGTGCGGCAATCAGATCGTAATCATTCTCGCCTGTGACCTCGCGAACCTTGTCAATCTGTGCGTCGGTTGGGGTCGGCATTTACTAGAACTGGAACACTGTTGCTCTCACGGTGACTGCCGCCGGATTACTCAACGGCGTAGTGGCGTTGGTCAGGTTACATCGCTTGACCGTTACCGTATTCGTTGCCGACACAAACCCTTGAATCGTTGCGTACTCAGTCGTGGCCCATGCGGCGGCGGGAACGCCCAGCGACACCGAATCGCCGTCCGCTGCGCCGGTCACGGTAACGTCAAACGTCTCACAGGTACCCGCAGCCAGCGCGGTGAAGTCTACCGACGCCGTAGCCGACAACACCTTTTTCAGCGCCGCGCCGCCGCCTACAACCACCCCCTGCCCGCTCTTGGGAGTAAGTCTGACCGCGCCAGTGCTGCTGATGTCGATAACCCCGCCGCCGTAGCGGAGACGATAGCCCTGTGCGTAGGCGACGATTGGCAGGAGTAAGGCGATTACTAAGGCTGCGATTAATACCAGTCGAGTCTTTGGTTTCATCCGTCTATTACTCCTGTCTTAGCTTAGCGCCGTACTGTTCACGTAAGTCTTAGCCTGTGTGGCCGTCACGTCTTCACGTACAGGCAGGCCGTTTGTCACTCCCTCCGCGCGGATGGACCACTGCGCGTCCTCCGGTACGTACAGTCTCCCCCAACGGCCCATCGCACCATTACCCTCCACCGTTGGCGCGATATGCGTGTAGCCAAGGGCTTGATCACGGATCGGATCGGGTGTTGAGCCTTCACCCACGCGATAGCCGGTGCGCCGGTTGTTGGCGACATAGAGGATCTTGCCGGTTGGGGCGAACTGAATGCGCTTGGTGAGTGCCGTGTTGGCCGGGTCAAGCACCTCGCCCTCCAGGTCGTAGGCGATGATGGTCAGGGAGTCACGGGAGTCGCTGGATAGGACTTCCCCGTTGCCGCGAGTGCGGTAGCGCCGGAGAGTGAAGACGTTCCCGTTTTGCGACACGTCCAGTTTCAACCGGTCGTTGTTGACGATGTTCTGGATCGTATCCGTGTGGGCGATGATGGCGCGAACATTGTAGTAGAGGGCTTTCAGGGCGGTGTAGTGGTCCACCCAGAACTTGTTGTCGGCGTGGTCCGCGTTGTAGCGGTCGTTGCCGGTGCGATGTGTACCGAAGAACGTCGCCGGGACGCCGTAGTCGATATCAAGATGCTTCTCGTTAAAGGTCCAGTCAATCTTGCCGGTGAACAGGCATTGCGACCGCAGCCACTCGAAGGTATCCCAGTGACCCTGGCGTACTACCTTTTCCATGAAGTTCAGGGCTTCATTGGCCAGGAACTCCTTGCGGGCGTCGCCGGTCAAGCCAAGATTCTTGAGCATCTCCTGAATCTGTCGCAGGGGCTCTTCCTCAAGCGAGACTTGGTTGGCGATCTTGGCGGTCTTTTCCAGAAACTTACTGGCCTCGACCACTGCGCCCGGAGGGTAGGGAGCCGACATACCGACAAGACCAGCCATGATGGTACGGATGGTCATGTAGGCGGACTCGACAAAGTAGTCGGGCTTAGGCACTTCCGGCAAGAGGGTTTCCAGCAAGTACGCCGACTCGGGCCGCGCCTCGTTCATTATCCGGAACCCGGCGTTACGCCCGAGGCTCTCAAGTGCTTCGCTAAAACTGAAGTCCATCGGTTATTCTCCTAAAGTATCCTGAAGGCTGTGAACGTAAGGATATTCGTCGCTTTCGATAATCGGCCCACGTTCTAGCGCCCAATCACTACAACACGGAGACGTAAGACTTCCGATTAACGGAATGTCGTCAACGTAAGTAGTGTCACAACGCGGACATCGCGCCGTCCTTACAGTTGTTGCTTTGTACGCATCGCTCAGTAACACAGGCCGTCTCACCTCGCTTCCACTAACAGGCATGTCTCCTTTACGCAGCGCGGCTGTCAGAGTAGGTTTCCAGACGAACGGAGTAACCCTTGTCGGCGACTTCGCCGACCCAATCGTCGAAGGCGGCATCCTCACGATCGGGCAGCAGTTCACGGTAGAACACCCCGCCGCCAAAGACCCCGTATCCCGTCGCCGCCGCGCTCATGGAGTCCTCCTGTGCGTTTGAGACAAGGAAGCCCGTGCCTGTTTCCGTACCCGCCCAGTCAGCCGGGTTAGCCGCAAAAGCCGCCGCCACGTCCTTACGCGGGATGACTTTACCGGCGGCGTTCTTCGCCATGATGGTGCCGGCGGGAATGACTTTCTTAGTCAGTCCGTCGGAGATGTAGTCGTCGGATACGTTGGTCCAGTCGATCTGGAAACCGGTTGTCCGCGCCGTGGCGTTGTAGTCGACTACAAATCCCGGTGACGAACCTGTGATACTTGTGCGTCCCATAAGTCTCCTTCTACTTCGCCGTCGCCGCTGCTACTTGCGGCATCAGCGGGTTTGGGTTTGCCGCGCGCGCCGCTTCACGGGCTTGGTTGCGTTTGGTGATCGGGTCATCCGTGGAAGGCTTGCCCGAGTCAGGCCGTTGCTCCGGTACGCGGACACCCGTGCTGGAAGCCTTCAGCGCCACCTTGCCGAATTCAGGCGTAGCGGCGATAAAGTCCGCGGCGGGCTTCTCGGTAATCGTCCCCGCGGCGTCCTTGACCTTGGCAACCACCGTCTTCTTGCCGTCGGCGTCGCGGACTTCAAGGTCAGGGAAGTTGGTTACAAGCTTCGGGAGCAGCAGGAACGCATCCTCGTCGTACTCCAGCGTCTTGGCTACCGTGCGGAGATGGTCCTGTTGCTTGCGAGTTTCGGATTCCTCTTTCAGCGTCTTGTGCTCGGTGAGCTTGGCGACGATCTCGGTGGCTGTACCGTGGGTCTTGAGCTGCTCCATTGCTTCCACTTCGGCGGTTGAAACAGCCTTGTGGCCTCGTGGCAGACTATGCGACTTCGCGCTGTCAAGGTCCACTTTCAACGTCGTCACTTGGGTTTCCAGCCCACTCGCCTTTGTCTCGGCAGTGGTCTTCTCGTTCAGTAGCTTGACGTTGTTGAGTTTTACCGGATGATCGTCCGACACTTCCGGCACATACTTGCCGTCAATGAGCTTGTAGTGCTCGCGAAGGGGTTCAGGAACGTCGTCCAACTTATCGTAAATTTTCAGCATTTGGCTGTCTTGCCTCACTGTTTCCCGCTGTCTTGCGGGGTTGGTTAGCCGTCAATTTCAGTAGGCCACTCTTGGTCTAGTGGTTGATACTGAAACTCAGGTGGCACGTCTGCTGTTAATTTCAATGGCTGTAATGGCTTGTTGTTCGTAATTACGGCCAGATAGAAGTAGCCCCGACGAGCAACTAGTTGTTTTTCCTCTTCTGAAAGTAACCACCGAGTTAATACAACGCCATCATCGCGCTTAATCGTAGGCAAAGGTACGTAGACTGGATGATTTTCCGCGTAGACTTTCTCGTCCTCGTCCGCTTGTGGAATGACTGGACTTACTGCTCGCATTAACAATCCTCGGTTACAAAAGGAAAGCCCGCCGCCGGAAACCACTATTACGGTAGTTTCGAGCAGCGGGCTTAAGTCCGAAATAAGGAGCCTTGCCTACTGAGCGGCGCGACAGTCTTTGCAGCGCCGGGTGATGCCTAACAACTTTTCAACCGCGGCAAGCTCGATTAGTAAAGCCTGCCGCTTGGATAACCAGAAATCACGCTCACGGATTTCTGCGCGAGAGAGTACAACAGAGTCGCGGGGAAGCACAACTATTTTTTGCTGAGGCTGGCTCACTTTAGTGAAGATCCGGCACTGCGCCGACGTATTTTAGATGCGTAGCTATACCACCGCTGCGCTCCACATTACTACGCCTACTTTGGCTTGCAAGACTTAGGATCGTAAACGGCGGCCTAATACTCGCATCAAACTCCGCTGCCGCCTCCAGTCCGCACTTGACCGTCGCTTCAGCGGAGAATCCAAGTTGCCGCGCGGTAAACATCCCCGCCATCGCCTCCTGCGCCGCGCAGCCGATTGCGTGAAAGCCTGAACGCGGACTGAATACGCCGTAGCCGCAGTCAAGCTCAAACAGACAGCCGCGTAAGGCCACGAGGTATCGTCCGTCAGCTTCGATTGAGCCTGATTGCGTAGTTAGTTCACAACCCTGTTCCTTCACCAGCGCCCGCCATGCCGGAGCAAAGTGTTGGACCATGTAGGCGTAGGGATCGTCGTTGACCAGCGGTGGCTCAAACACGCACTCCATAAGTTGATTGACGCGTAGTGTTCCGGAGCCGCCAATCAAGAACTCACCCTTGTGGTAAACCTTTGCACGGTCGTTAAGCCGTACGCACGAGTCTCCCTGTAGTGAGACGGAATCGGCACCCATGTAGATAGTGCCGGTGTGGTCCAGGGCTGCGGCGATGATGGTCATGCCGCCAGTCTGCCTCCCTGCCCCTGCTCCTGCTTCGTTAAATCAATCACCGGCCTGGGTTCCTGCGCAATCCGCTCAAGTTCAGCCTGCGTATCCTCCACGCCGTTACGGCTCATAGCTGTTTCCTTACTAAGTAGTCCAGCCTGCACATCCGCCCGGTTCGCCTCCCTCTCTTCAACCGTCACTGGTCCATCCTCAATGATGGAGTTAAAGTCTGCACGAAGGGCAAGGAAGTCACCAGTACGGTTGCAGAATTGTGCCGCTAGACGTAGTTCAGTTTCCAGTATCCAGCGGCCGGCGTCATCAACCGGGTCTTTGGAGTCGGCAAGGGAGGTACGGTACTCACCACGGGCCTCGCTGCGGCTACGACCGGAAGCTACAGCGTCACCCGAGATCAGCGCATGCCGTTGCTGACACTGGCCCAGGATGGAGGCGTAGAACTGGTCGCGGGTTTCGGTGAAGGTTTCGACACTGACGGGATCACGGTAGGAGATGTTGGGGTTGGCGCGACCGACGATCTCGCCATTTTTGTCTTTGATTAGAACACCATTAAGCGCGGTAGTGGCCCCCGGCCCGACCCAAAAGTTTCCTTTAACCTCCTCTTCGCGGTAACCACCCGGCGCACTGGAATCCTTAATGCGCTTAATTTGCGTAGGCTGCTGAGCGTTCAGAATGATCCGCTCCAGCGATCCAGCCAGATTCACGTTCCGCATCATCATAGTCAGGGCGAGGTTGAGAGACTTCTGGTTCGAGATCACCTGTGGGGTGATGAGTGCGGGGCGGGTAAGCTCGTGCATGAGAAGACGACCGCCAAGTTCAAAGGTAAAGTCCTGTGGATCCTGCCCATCAACTAACACACGCAAGATAGTTAAACCATCCTGCACAAATGTCAACTCAACTACCCGCTTGTCGTCTGTCGTTCGCTGATAGGAGTAGACGCCGAACTCCTGCAACGAGTCTACATCGATGAACACGCCCGCTTTGTCTGAACTAAGAACCTGCACACGCGGGATATTGGCCGCAGAGGTTAAGTCGGCTTGTGGGGCAATCTCACCGTTAACATCTCGCAGGTTCAGCGGGAAGTGAAAGTGGAGCACTGCGCGATCCTCAAGCAGGACTTTTGTTAGCGCCTGCTTCAACACCTCACGCGGATTACGGTTGTTCCACCAGAGGGTCAGAGCGTCGTCGGCCTCGTCGGCAAACTTGAACTGACCTGTGCGAGTGACGCTTTGGACCGTAGTCTTGACTGTGTTGACGAGTTTGAATAGCTTGCTAAACAACTTGCGGCGTCTCTCTGTTGCAGGTGAGGTTACTTCAGACGGCAGAAACCCCCACAGCGGCTCACGGCCCAGTAAGCCGGAACGATGCCGATCCACTACCTCCTTAATCACGTTCTCGGAAACGAAGCCGCGCTCGATGTTGCTGCGTCCCTCGTTATACTCAGGAGTACCGGGCTGCGGCTGCTCCCCAATCCAGCCCTCAAAGTTCTGAAAGTGATCGCCGTGGTAGAACCTGTCAGCGGAGATGGAGGCTGATGGGCGGCGATTGAGCAGGAGTTGACCCGCCTTTTCGGTGGAGGTGATGCGAGATAGGAGGACTGGGTCGGCCACGCGGGGGAGTGTAACATGACGGGTGAAGTGGGATGCAAGGGATTTCGCTCAGTCGGGACGGTTCATTACCAGGGTCTCGCTGCCTGATCCCGCTAACACAAACTCGCAGTACTGAAATTCTTTAACCGTGTGCTGCTCCAGTTTCAATCCGCACTTGAGGCATCGTTGTTTAGGGTGCTCTTGAATATATTGAGCATGACGATCTCGCGACTTACTACTACCAAGAGAGGTAAACCCTCGCTCCTTACCGGATTCACTCGGTTCACAAGGCCGACAGGTACAACTCCCATTAGCTTTCCGTACGGCCCAGCCGGTACGGCTCCAGTGACATGGATCAATATACTCGCCGGCTTCGCTGTCGGGAATACGAATCTTTGCTGTTTCAATCTCCAGTAGGATATTGTCCACAACCTCTTGTATAGCGGGTTCAAGTTTCACTTGCGCTCCTTATTCGATTCACAGACGGCGTCGCCGATGATCGTGATAGTTACCAACGCCAGGACTACACCTAGTCCGTAGTGGGCGTTCCAAGAACCTACGCCAATCACTAGACCAGCAAGAGCCGACATAACTACAATCACCGTTACGTACCTCTCATTCATCCCGTCTTCCTCGCCTGCTTCCCGCGCGATGTCGATAGCTTAGTTCGCGTTGGTTTTGCGGCTCTTTTCATTGCCACTTGGTGTACCTCTCCACACTCGCAACGAATGACATACTTGGGTTTACCCCTTGAGTCAGTAACGTCTATTGGACCGATAGCGTAATCGACACGGGGAATCGTAATGGCGCGTTCTAAGGTGTCACATTTAATACGTAATCCAACAACTTCAGCGCTCATTTCTTCATCTACCTCCCTGCCGCTGTTCCAGTACCGCAATCCGCTTCTGGAGATCCTGAATCCAGTAATCGCGCTTCCGGAGTTCCTCGGATACGACAACCGCAATCATAGCCACGACAATCGCAAGTAGGAGTATCATCGCGCAACCGCTGACAGGGTTGTTATTACTTACTTCCTTACTCTCACTCACTTCCTCACCCGCTTTCCGTTCGGTGACTCTGTTTCAACATGCTTCTCAACCGCAATCACAATCTCCGCGCTGACCGTGCGCCGGTTTACCGCGGCCAGTTTCTTTAACTGCTCCAGCACTTTGACGGGAAAATAGATGTGCGTATCCTTGACGCGTGGCTTCATAGGACAAGAATGTAGCACGATAGGATTGACGTGTCAACAGCGAGGTGTTATAGTCCCCCGGCATGGGGGTGCGCCTCGGTTCGTAGTCTGGGGCAAGGCGAGTCGGGGCGCACGACAACGACAACAATGGAGACTGACCATGATCACCAAACTAATCACCCGCTATCGCATTCGCCGCCGACTAGCAAGGGAGTTGAGGGAGCTGGGGAGGGTGTTGCGATGCGAGTCTTAACCGATGAACAACTTGACATAGTGGATCGAATTATCAACGAGACAGAACCGGAAGGCGATTACGTCTTCGACGGTGAAGACTCTCTATGGGAAGAGAGCGCAACCGAGACATTAAGACTTGCCGCACAACGCGTGCGGGAATACTTAAGATCACTTGATGCTGATACACCTTCTCAGTAACTCTTCCCGCCCCAAGTCTGGCTGTCGGACTCGGAATAGCGGTCACAGGGTGGAATAGCGAAGCTACGACTACCGTACCTCCCTGCGTCCATCGCATGGTTCTCGAATGGAACCACCTCGTCCGTCACCTTCCCTTGCTTATCGGTCTTGAAACTGTAACGCTTGATCTCTCGTATGATGTTCACGCCCGAGTCCAGGATGTATAGCGGCTTGGACTTGACAAAGTTGATGGTGGTAATAATGGAGTCCGGTCCCTTCTCCGCCCCTTCAATGCGAAACCCGGCAAGCGCGATCTCCTTGATGGTCTTCGGCTCTGCCGAGTCGGCGATGATCTTGCGAGCTTTTAGTTCGGGAAATAATTTTAACTTCTCTACCAAATCAGCCGTCGTTAGTTTTGTCTGATACAGCATCTCTCGCCAGTATAGTGCATTGTCATACAGACGAGTCTCAACCAGTGCGGTAGGGTTGTTATAGCCAAAGTCGAGACCGTAGACCGCTTCACCCTTGTTGTAAGGGTACTCGGAGTCGGAGATAGACCGCCAGTGTGTAAATACTCGCGTGTTGCCGCGAGCGATTTCACCAAGACCATAAACCTTCCAGTATTCCTCGTCGGCATCCTGTAACCGCTCAATCTCGTTAATCAGGCTGTCCTCAAGAAACGGGTTATCGAGGTAGTTGGTGACGAGTAGATCGCAGTCATCGCGAGTTTCTACGTCGTCGTAGATCCAGGAGAACGCCTCGGAGGGATTGTAGTCAAGGATGATCTTGTCTGCGGTGCGAAAGGCGAGCTGACGAAAAGCTTCGATGTCGCATTCGTTTGCCTCGTTCAAGAACAGATAGTCACGCTTACGGCCTCGCACGCGCATCGACTCGTTAAGCCCGATGAACTCAACGAGGTTGCCGTTCAGGTGGTACTCGTTGGAAGTCTTATTGTGCAGGTTAACGTCATACACCTCCGCACGGTCCAGGATCTCAAAGAAGTCCCGCATGGCTGAGGCGCGCAGGGCGGGCATGGTCTGGCGGGTGATAGTCAGGGTCTTGCCTTGCTCGTTGCCAAGCCGCCACACCCAATAGCAAAGCGCGTTGTAGGTCTTACCGGAACGAGTGCCGCCGCGAAGGGAAGAAATGCGGGCGGGTGAGTGTCGCAGGAAGTCAAAGACGCGACTAGTCCGAATCCTGACCTGTCGTCGAGTTACGACCATCAACTACCTCGAAGGTGACGGAGTGGGGAATTGGACCACCGTTGGGACCGCCAAGTTCGTATCGCTCCGTCGGTTTGCCGTAGGTGTAACCAAGAAGCAGCGTTGCAGCGGAGACGGCGGCCTTGAAGTCGTTTCCCTTCGCAATCGCAATCAAGCTTTCAATTACCTTTCGCCGATCTTGTTGAGTGAACGCAGAGTCAAGCAGGGATTGCAGTCCTAGTTCCTCAGCCCGCGACTTGCGACCACTGCGGCCCTTTTGCCCCCCGCGATTTCCTTTAACACCACCCGCCATCTCAGTTTTTTACAGTTTTAAAACTAGCCGTCCGTAACCACCTTAGTTACAAATCTCAATCCCCCTCGTAAAGCACCAGCGCCTGATTCAGCTTGTTCCCCGCCGATCCCGCCGTCTGGTGTTCGGTGCCGACGTTCTCGTCCCACACGGTGTCCGCGATCGCTTCCTTCGTGGGAACGAATGGCGGAGTATAGACCACTACTACACCGCATTCAAAGAGGGTTACGTCAACACTGGAACCCGTACTGACCATGCCGATACCGGCGGGATTGGAGGGATAGCCTGACCGTGTAACCGGCTTAGTGACGTACGAGGCCGTGGTTGTAAGCGTCAGGTTGTAATCCACGCCGTCAACTGTAATTTTGGGAGCGCCGCCGCCGAACGGGGTTGACTTACCGCCTCGTATCCAGCCCATGAAACCGACAACGTCCATCCCGGTAATGTCAACGTCCCCCTCGCCAGCGGCTTGCAAGGTGTAGTTCTGCCGGGCGAGGGTGGAGGCTGCCTGTTGACGGTAGTTCGCGTCATCCGGCGGGCGTTCGTTCACCGCCCCGGTGCCGCCCGTGGTGTCGAACTCGTCTTCATTGACGGTGGCGGGGAACTTGGCCGTGCATAATCTGTTGCCGGGATCGAGTAAGTCCGCGCCGTCTTCCACGACGACATGGGCGAAGTAAAACGGGCCGCCGTCAATTGTTGGGCCGGGTAGTCGAACCTGTCCCGCGGTTATGTCATTGGTTCCCTGTCCGTCAACGGCGATGTCCAGCATCCCGTTGACGTAGACCCTGGCGTCAAGATTGTTGATGGTGTTGTGGTTGTTAAAGCAAACGGAGATACGGTTCCAGCCCGCACTGATGGGATGCGTGCCTGCAATCTCCGGGGAAGCGTCAACCGGATGCAGGTAGACCAGGCCGTCCGGCCCGATACGGATGTCCATCACCGGATCGGGAGAACCTGAATCGTCTTCCGGCAACAGGAATGTCTCATTAGCCGTAGGCAGAGATTCGGTAAAGAAGTAGACGCTGATCTTCCCACTGCCCAGGCAAGCGGCCCTGACCCATTGGGCAATGTCGCACTTGATGGAGGAGTACGCGCCTGACGGCTTGACGGCGGTATCTATCGTAGGCGCGCCGCCGCTTACCGACTTGTAAAGACCCAAGCCCTCGATGGACGCGCCGCCCGCATCGGCGAATACGATGTTGGACGCGGCGGGCGTACCGCCGAACCGATCGGTGAAGAGAGTCGCCCTGACTGTTGATGAAATTTCTCCGATTGTAGGAGCGCCGCCCGACGCGTTGACGACGGCTTCCAGTTGATCGTCAAGGTCGGCGGCAGCCAGCCCGACAGCGGTACGTACACCGGCGGCGTCAAGAGCCGTACCCGTACCGCGTGACGATACGGCCGTGTCGAGGTTGTCCAGCTTCGCCGCCCTCTCATCCGTCCATACATCGTCCACGAGCAACCCTCCAGCCGCTCCCGGTGCCGCGTCCGGTAGTGAGTTTACCGTGCCCGTAGGGCTCGCCACCTGGAAGAAATGCTCAAACGCTTCCGCTATCTCGCCGCCGGGGTCCACCAGAGCGCCTGAGACGATCTCCCTTAGGGAGGACTTAATGTTGCCGTTTACCGTAAGTTCCGCAGGGAGGCGATTTTTGATGTTGGTGGTATCGCTCTGCAACGAGGCGACGTCCGCGCTTACCGACGCTCCGGCAGGCGCGCCAAGGCGAGCAAACACGTCTCCCGTCAGGAAGTCGATGATGCGTTTGCCGATGGAGTTCGCCGTAGTGATACCTGAAACCAACGCGTTCCAGATGTCGGCAACCGAGTGACTGCTGCGAGAGGAGACTGCGACATCGACGCGCCCAAGTTCCGTGGTCAGTTCGGTACGCACCGCGCCGGCTATTTCCGATGCAGCCGTTGCGGCCAGTTCCGAACTTCCAATGGCGTCGGCGGCGATTGCGGCGGCTGTCAGCGCATCGTTGGCTATACTCTGCACCTTCACTTCCTGAACCCCCGAGGCTGCGGTGATGGCCGTCCCTGCATTGCGGACCACGTTTGCGTCAACTATGCCGTTGGCGGGCTGATTGATCTGCCCGGCCCCTGAGCCGCGGGTGTAAAGCCCACCGGCGGCTTCGGCCGCGGCGTTAGGAAGGGCGGTTAGCCCCAGGCGAACTCCATCTTGAAGATCGACGGCGACCAGTTGGACCTCTTCGGACACTTGGACCATTCCCGTTGCGCCTCGTAGCGTAACCACGACACTCTCCGCGCCACCGGCAAAAGCGGCATCGGGAACGTCAAGGCGATACACGCCGGGCATGTTCGTCGCATCGACCTCCTTAAACCCGCCACTGGACCATGCGGAGTTCGCGGCGGCAAGTGCGGCTAGGGTGATCTGGGCGGCTGAGCCGCCATTGCGCACATAGTAAGCAGTGAGGCCGGAGGTGTTGAAAACCAGACCTGTCTTTCTAGCGCCGGTAATGGAGGTGGAGTCCAGTACCTCAAGGTAAATAGTCTGTGAAGCGGCTCCTTTTTTAACAAGTCTCATCTAGTTAGCCTTTTTGATCAAAGCCGCCTCTCAGGTTAGCCTGTTGAATGAAGAAAGGTAATCCCGGCGTTGGCGCGTCCACGTAACTCGCCCCATTGGCGTCTATTGTTCCGTTCTTGTTCCCTGATCCCGAAGGCCGTTCGTGTTCCCAGACGAGGGCTAGTTGATCGTTCGCAGCCCACGCTCCCGAGGCCCAGGTAATGTTGTCGTCATAGGTACCTGTCGCCGATCTCGTCGTACCGTAGGACGACTCACTTTGTACCGTACCGCCGGAGTTACGCCGTTGCAGCTTCAGCCGCATATTATAGGGCGTGGTCATGGCTGAGACGACATAGTGGATGGTCCAGATCTGAGATGCGCCGTCAAGCTCACCTGCCGTCAGGCCCGTGCGGACCAGCGTACGTGCGACTACAAAGCCCGCCGCCGAGACGTTGCCGGAACCGATTGTCGTACCACTGGCGGTTAGCGAGAGGCCGGTAGTGGAGACGAGGTAGTTACGTTGAGCCATTAGATCGCTTCAGGTAACAGAAACCTCTATCCACGCCGTAATTGTTACATCTCCACGCTTGCGGCTTGCTCCTAGCCGGCGCTGACCGTCAACAACGTCGTTATTCCCATCCACGATGATTGGAGGTTGCGTTTCACGCGGATACTTCGAGTAATCATTAACGACGTCAATACTGCCGTGCCCGTATGTGTACTCGGGTAGACTCTCAATGGGTAGTTCTCTAAGGACGATCACTCTAACCTCCTATCCTCGCTTAAACACGGTTCCCTTACTGAACTGTAGTGAAGTCGTACTCACCGCCTTGCCTATACGCTGTACGAGATTGCCTGAGCCGGTGGGCGCGGTTGCCGTAATACCTCCCGGCGTGGAAGCCGATAGATAGTACTCCAAGCCTCCAGTTAAGCCTGAGACTCCGGTATTCACCCCACTGTTGAATACCTCCGCGGGATCGCCGTTTGTAACATCCTCGGCTACAAACCCGTCAGCTTGCTTATTCGCACTTGCATCGGCTAACTGGACTTTCGTCGTACCTAAGTCGTCGAAGATGTTTACCAAGTCGCCGGCAGTCAGATCCTCGGCGGCGTCAAGCGTAATGGGCGGGTTGGCTTCCACGTCGTCAAGGAGTGCAACCGTACCGGCTTTATTCGGCAGGGTGAATGTACGCTCCGTAGAGAGGGAACCGGCGTCAATTACCGCCCTGCCGAAGCCGACGCGAAAGACGGACTTGATGGTGCCGACTAGATCCGACCAAACGTCAGCCATTAGACGCTATTAACCACCTAGCTGGGTATTGCGTAGAACACCAGGAACCTTGCCGATCCCGCGGTCGCTCCACCTTGCGCGTAAGTGATAATCAATGCCTCCGTTCCTCCCGGAGCGACTACGCCGGGATGGATCTCAAACACCGTGGTTGCGGGCATGGTCAGGTCGATCTCCGTGGCCGCAAGGTACTTCGATACCGTGCCTGCGATACCTACTGAAGCAGAAGGCGTGCCGTCGAACGCCGTATCGATGATCACCTGAATCTTTTCGATTACGGCATTGGCCGGCAGGGTAAACATTGCTACCGGCGACGTAGCATCAAACGCCAGCGTAGTAGTGTCAATCTTATCACTGGCCTCGGTGGACGCCGCGCTCGTCCAGCTAAGCACGCCGCTGCCGTCCGTCTTGAGCACCTGATCAGGGGAGCCGTCATCCGGCGGCAGGGTAAGCGTGACCGCCGCGCCCATACCGCTTGAGGGGCGTTGCAGAGTGTACTTCCAGTCGACACCCGCACCCGCCGCATCGGAGTTGAGATCAACGGCATTACCACTGACGTTGAGCTTAGCCGTCGTCAACTCGGCGTCGGCGGAGTCGCCGGGGTTGCGGATGGCCAGGTTGCCCGACACGTCCTTCAGCCGCGGACCGGAGAAACCGATTCTCAGGAATGTTTTGGTCGTACCAAGCAGGTCTTGCCAGATTGAGGCCATGTCGACTCTCCTTCAGTTTTGCGTTTCTACAACAACTAACCCCGAGCCCTGAGACGCCCCGGGGCCGGGAGTGATAAATAACAGCACCTGCGTGTCGGCTTCGTAGGACAGGTTCGGCGTCACCCGATACACCGCTTCCTCCGCCGGATTATTTTCAACAGCGGTCATCAGCGACGATGGGTTGTCGGTATCCCCGATCGTCAGCATTGGCCCAAGCCCGTCAAAGGGCTCATTGATAAACACCGAAATTTGCTGGATTAACTTGTCCGCGCGTGCCGTAAACAAGGTTAACGGCGTCGCGTCACCGAACGAGAAGGGGACTTCGATTCGAGGCGTACCCGCCGGGCCTCGCTGCCCCTGTGCGGCACCGTCGATAACCGTCAACCCCTCGATGAGATTGACGGTAATTACCTCCTGCTGCAACTCCAGGTACGGAGGCGCGTCAATCAGTACCGTCACGGTGTTGGGCTGGTCAATAACCTGGGTCAATGGCTCGTTAACGTCCTAGATCTCGTATTTCCCCTTGTAAATAAACTGAACTCGAAATTGCGCCCGCTTGATATTTGCCGTGTCGGTCAGATCGAACCTTCCAAGCGCCCCCGACGTAAGACTTAGACCGGGAATCACCGCCCGTGTAATCAGGATGGTTACGATACCGTTGAGACCGTCAATCGCTATCGACGTTCCCGCCGTCGATGTTCCGTTGGAACTGACTAGAAACTCTTCACCGTCAGGATCGGTCGGCTTGACCCAAAGCTCGGCAAGATAATCGGTCAGATCAACCGGCAACCCATGCGTCCTTTGCCGCCAGGTCAGCGTCCGCGAAAAATCATCCCCTTCGTGAATGTAGAAGGGGCAGGGAACCATCGGAAGCCGGCATTGTTCATCAGCCATTGCGCGCCGCGCTTAGTGTACCATCATAAGTCAATACCCCTAAGGGGATAAACCACGGCGGCAAGTAAGACGGCTTTGTCCCGTTCCGTTGGCTGAAAAGCTAATCGGCCCACGATGCTACTAACACCGTGAGCCGAATTTGAAAAAGAAAGGAGCAACGTGGAATATCCTTTTCACTGAGAATTCCCCGTCGCTTGTGGGTTATCGTAAAACTCTCGAAAGAGGGAATCACGATTGTGGTCTTACCGTGTTAGGGCGCGAGCCCCTAAAACCTGATTCAAAGAACCGTAACTCAAACGAGTGAATAACGGGGCTCGGAGTAATCCAGCCCCATTCTTTAATACGACCTTGTTCAACTTCATATATCGGCGTTACAATCGCCGTTGCGTTGACGCAGAGTTTGAGTGGGTAGCAGCCACCATAGCGACGGGCGTCGTAACTTGGAGTTTGAAACTCGACCAAGGCTTTTCTGTCGCAATCGGTACTAGGAATATCCGATAAATTCTCAAACTCTTTCCTGAAGGGGAGTGGACGCAAGTTCGCTGTCCAACACCTAAGACGCTCTCCGGTTTACCCCTTTCAAAGAACCTAATCCACCCATCGGTCAATCTGATTTTTTGGATCATAGCAGGTTTTTGAGGCAAAGCCAAGTAAGACGCATCGGTAGCCCCTTCCTCGGCTCCCTGTGGGAACTGCGGCGCAAGCCTGACCGGCGCGGACAGTCCGGTTAAGCGTCAATACCCGAATCGATCACCGGAGAAAAATAATTTATTAACTTGGCGTAATTCTGCCATTGTATTACTTATTATCATATGTATAATACTCGGCATGGATAAACTGAAATGCAAACGCTGCGGGCATGAGTGGTTCAAGCGAACGGTGGAACCGGCGCAATGTCCAAGGTGTAAGAGTTACGACTGGCGCAAGCCGAAGGAGGGAAAATGATCGAAGTAATTTTTGAGGGTGTGAGTATCACGGTTAGTGCAAGAGATGCGGCGACGGCGTATGACGACCTGTGCGCGGTACTGGATCGCGCGGGGTTGAAGTTCAGCACCAGGACTTATGAGACGTATAGTGACGGGCGGTTGGCGGCACGGGGGAAGACTACCGAGCTGTGGCCGGCGCAGCGGCGAGTGAGGGGCGAAGGATGAACGACCCGTTACTACTCGGCATCCTGTTCTTTATCGGAGAAAATTATGAGCGATTCGGTTTGTATCATTGATTTTAATGGCTATACCAGTCCGGGACACTTCCCGGTTGCTTGCCGGGCTGATTGGAATCCGATAACTGGAGTAGTTGCTTTCGGCGGTGATTGGGGCTACCTGCCGCCAATGTACTCGGAAACCGAACCCGAGGACGTACTACTGTTTGACTACGCGGAATGGAGGGAGCCGTAAATAAGCCGGTATTCCTGACCGTTCCGTTCTTTATCGTGTTCATGGTGCGGACGAGGGGAAGTAGTGCGTTTGATAAACTCAGGTGAGTACAACACCGGCAAAGAAGCGAGGGACGATGATTGTAAACCATTACGTTGTAACCGGCAAGCAGCGCAATACTCGCTTTTGGTTGACACCAGACGGACTTGCCACGGGATTTCGCAAGGGTGCCAAACGTTACCTTACCAGACGGCAGGCGCAAGCCGTCGCAGACAGGGAAAACGCTTCTGGAGTTTGGCGGTTCAAATGGGTCGTCACCGTACGGCAGATCGATGCGGTCACGCAGGAAACTGCCAGTGAAGCGCTGGAGGATTTGCAGTTTAGTGAACTAACCGACCAGCACTAACCAACGAGAGGAGCGAACGATCATGTGGATAACGATTGAAGAGGATACGTGCGAGCGGGATGGATGCCGGAGACTGCCTGTGACTGCGACCACCACTACGGAGCCGAAGCGTTCACCGTTGCCGTGGCGCATTCAGAGTGACGACGTTGATGGTGACGAGATACTAAGCGAAACAGGCTGTCCGATTGCTGCTGTTTACGGTACTCAGAAGCGCCTGAACCCACACAACGACAGGGAAATATGTCGCGCCAACGCCCGCACGGAGAAGGTGCAGCGCGCGGATGCAACGCCCGAGCGAGGAGACGTAAATGAGGCAGTGTTGTCTCAGAAGCATTCTAACGCTGCGAACTACGTCAAATTCCACAACGGTATTGTTTCGCTTGATGGCGACTTTACCGGCGCGGACTTGAAGGCGATCGTAATCGATATTGAAAGAGTTGAAAAAACGGTGAATACAATAGATGATAATCAACCGCACTCACCGCTGCCATGGAGACTAGGCGGCCCGTTTCTGACAAACATATCCGGGAAGAATGGCGAGCAAGTTGCAGTCGTCGGTGATCACCGCGAGTTTGAAGGTGGAGACTACGCACGGGCAAATGCTATCTATCTCGTCAAGGCGGCGAATAGCTATCCGGCGCTGGTAGAGGCACTCAAGCTGTTCCTTGCAATGGATAACTGTAACTACGATTTGGAAACTATGCGCAGATCGGGGTTGATAGAACAGGCGAAAGAAGCGCTTAGGCTGACGGGGGAAGAACTAAAACCCAAATCTGCGCAATAGAGGCCGCGAGACGCGTCGAATTAAACGCAAAGCTGGATTTGATTGCCGACGGGTAATCGCCAGTCCTACGCGCTCTAATGGCTCAGAAAGGACATATTAGAGGGATAGGAGGCGTCAAGAGTGGCGATAGGCTGTACGGGTAGGGGTCGGGGGTAGAAATCGCTCCTACACGGCGTAGGACGCAAAAGAAGCTATAACCTGAGAGGAGATCAGGCAGATGAACTTACCACAATGGATGTATCGACAAATTATTAGTGATGACTCAGCGCTGTCGGTCTGGTGTTTCTGCGGCGCTCCGGCGATCACTTACTGCAACGGGCTGCAATTCGTCTGCGACGGCGGCGGTCACTTCGGCGTGCCGATGGTGACGCTGAAATCGCGACCGGAGGAACAAGAGTTTCTTAACGAGCAGAGAGCGAAGGGACTGGAACTACTTAGACAGCAAATTGAAGCGGAGCGAAAGCCGAAACGACGGCGACGTAAGACTGCGTGACGCGACGCAGGAAATCAGACGGAGGTGAGGGGATGATAGTAGTAACTTTAGCGATATTTGTGGTCACCGTTATCAGCATGGCGGTTCTTATTCGACGGTGGCGGCAGCGACAAAAGGGTAACAAATTAAGCGACACCGAGCGAATGTGCATATTTGCAGCAATGAGTCAGCGTCTCGATGATTGCCTAGCCGGACGGGAGGTAGAACCTCTTGACGAAATGATAGATCGAGTACTTGCTACCTGTCGGGGAGTGGAGGTGCACCAATGATCGCCACCACCCTCCTGACCCTCGCGCTCCTGATCCTCGTCATCATCACCCTCGCCGTCACCACCACCCTCGCCCTGTGCCTCTGGGCGGTCGGGGCGCTGGCGGGGGAGGCGGCCAGAAAGGGACGGGGATGATTACTTTCAGCCGTGAGTTTGCTATGCCTAATCACGAGACGTTCTCGTTGCCTCCGGTGGCGCGACTACTGGATCGCTGGCTGGTGGGTGCTACAGTGATCGTCGATCCTTTTGCTCGTAATTCGACACGCGGAACCGTAACCAACGACCTGAATCCGACGACCGGTGCTCTGTACCACCTCCCCGCTGAGGAATTCGTGCTGTCACTCAACGGCACACAGGCTGATGCGGTCCTGTTCGACCCACCCTACTCACCCCGTCAGATTGCCGAGTGCTATCAGGGGATTGGACGCAGGGCGGCGATGTCGGATACGCAGAGCGCACGACTGTATCGGTTAGTCAAAAATGGACTTGATCGCGTTCTCAAGCCCGGGGGTATCGCCATCTGTTGCGGCTGGAACTCCCTGGGCTTCGGCCTGAAGCGTAACTACGAGATGCTGGAGATCCTGCTGGTCACTCACGGCGGCGCGCACAACGACACGATTGTGACCGTGGAGAGGAAGTCGCAGGCGGGGGAGGCGTATCGACATCGGAAGGAGTCCCGAAATGTCCATTAACGGTCTCGTACCCGGCATCTACGAACGCAACGGTGAAATCTACGCCGTCAAGATGAACCGTGACAGCACGCGACTTTACGCCAAGCGCCTAGTAGACGCCGCTCGCTACCGCTTCGAGTACGACACCGGGGCAGTGTATCGCTTGTATCCCGAAGATCGGATGTCAACTACTCGCGCTATCGCTTTCATGCGCCGCTACCGTCGCTGCCTCAACTGCGGCCATGTAATCAAGAGCGCCGAGACGATGGCTAAAGGTATCGGCCCGGTGTGCATGAAGGCGTTTCGACAGGCGCGATCGGATGACGATTAAACATTGTTTTGGGGTAGGGTAGGGTAACCTGAAAACCCATTGTAGCCTCTACTAATTCGTCGCGTAGTAATACAGCTACATAGGAAATTAACCCTACCCTACCCTACCCTCAAGTTATTCTTCAACTATTATCTCGGAGTCGAGAGTGGAGTCATCGACGGGGGCTAACCCTATCCAGTACAGTATGTTATGGGTGCGAACAGACTGGAAACCGAGACGATCCATGTCGGATTTGAAATTTTGGATAGAAACGGCACGATGGCCATTTTTCACCGTCCAGGTCTTGTATTCGTGGTATAGGTGACTGTTTTTGGTACGCCGGTTTTCGTCTCTCTCGCAGGATTCGTTAATAAAATTGAGGGTTAGATCATTGTTCTGGCGGTAGGTTTCGCGGGCTTCGATAAGATCGGATGGAATACCTAATAGCCCTGTTTGCTGGATCTCTTTTAATCCCTCCAGCGCCCAATTCGCCACCGCCATCGGGGAATGTAAGATGGCCTCCTTGAGCGCCGGGTCACGGTCCGATTCGGGAATGGCGGGGAAGTGGATGGGTAGGATGCGCCGGAACATACCGATGCCCTCCATGCCGATTGACGGCAGGACGTTCATGCCCCAGATGATCTTAGCGTGCGGTCGGATGACGTAAGGGTCAAGATACTTGCGCTCGACGGGAATTAGCTCACCTGAAATTACCGCGTTGATGATATGCGTCGCTCGCACCAGTCGGCCTGGTAGTTCGGTTGAGACTGCCAGGGTGCGTCCGGGAAGCTGCGCGAGAGCGAATTGCGACCGCTCGATTTCGCTCAGTCCCAATACGCACGCCTTCGCTCCCAGCATGGCGCACAACGCCTCGATGTACGTTGACTTACCGCCCCCTGGTGGCCCCCAGAGCCACAGGGCTGTTTCAAACCGCGTCTCCGAGGTCATGCAGTAACCGGCAAACCGGCGCATAAAGTCAGCGTAGGGGAGAGTAAGTAAGAACCTGTTCCACTCATCCAGCCTTGCGGCGGGATCGTATTTGAAGGCTAGCTTGGAGGTCGCGTAATGAAGCGGTGAATGCGGTACGGTTGTCCACGTTTGTAAGTCCAACACGCAGTCGGCGAAGACGATAACGTTCGGATTAGCGTCGAATAACAGATCCGACACTCCTAAACACTGCCGTACCAGTTCAGTTACGGAAGTCACAACACCATTTGTCACCTGGAGTTTGGGTATCTTCGCTGCAAGTAACTGAATCTCATGACGGATTTTCAGCTCCGGTATGGATTCCCATGCTCCCGCCGAGTATCGACGCCATTCCCCCAAGCCGTAACAGGTATCCCCGTTACGCTTGGCGATGAAGCGATTCCTCACCTCCAGATGGGGGGATGGCATTGGTTGCTATTTGTGACCGTTTCCGTTGGATTTTGCTCTGTTCGCTCGCTCTCGTTTGAGTCTGTCAAACTCCCAGCGAGGAATAGTGATCTTATCGAGTACGGTTTTAGACTGAACGCGATCCTCTTTAATGGCAAGGTAGAGCGCCGCCTTCGTGATACCGAGTGCCTTGGCTGCGTACTTGATAGTTACCACGTCATCCATGGACCGCAATACTAAGACTTATTTATTTTCAAGTCAAGAAAAATTAGCTTGACAAGATTCAAGTAGTAGTGCTAGGGTATCCATCGTTGAGAGCGGGGATACCTTGTTAGGTACTAAGGAGGAAGAGGGTAGATGACACAGATTCAAAGACAGGCGCTGAAACTCATGGCTGAACAGAACATTGGAGCCATGCCGGTTGCGGGATTCGGGTGGGTATTCCCGACGCATATCCGCAATGACTATGGCCGCTTTGGTGAAGACAGAGCGATTCAAGTAGCGGAAGAGATCGTCCGCAGACTGGAGAGCAAGTAATCATGACTAGTCAAATCAAAAGGGCCCACATCGGACGTTCCGTGGGTTTTAGATCTTCGCGGTCTGGGGATGCGCCGCTCAACGGCGTAATCGAAAGAATCAAGAACGGTATAGCCACCGTCCGCTATTACGTAGTTCGTGATCGCGACGGAATTCAGCAGGCGTTTTGTGCGGAAGGGTTTGTGGCCTACCTCGGTGTTAGAGACGGGCGAATTATTGAAATCTTCTGAGCTACTAAGGAGAGAGACGATGCAGACAGAGAAGCATAAGTTCATTGGCCACGCTGATGCCCCGACAACTTTCTGTGTGGTCATTGACTCGCGCACGGAGCATGGCTACTGCGGGCAACCGGAGGACGCTATGGTCCATGCGCCTGTCAACCCGGACGCTGAGATTGTCGAGGATCTCTGCAAGGCCATCTTTGATGTCGAACTAATGATTGAAACGAATCAAGTCACGGACGGCCCGCGCAACCAAAAGGAACGCGCCGAACAGGCAGAGCGTCACGCGCTTGTGGGGCGACTCACAAAGATTCGCCGTGCTCTTTATCGCTCAAAAGACATCATTGAGAATCTGGAGGCGTAATGCAAACCGATACCTATAAGATCCCCGTCCTCGTAACCCTCGACTCCGGTGAAGAAGAGATCCGTAACTTCGAGGTGGAAGCATTCAGCATGAATAAAGCGATTGAACTGGCAAAAGCAAGGGCACTTGAAGAGGATGGAGCAGTGGAAGCGGTGGCGCAAATCGGATGACGACAATGTTCACCACGGAACAGAGAGAAGAGACAAACCGGGAAGCCGAGCTATGAAATACAAAGTGCTTTTGAGTCGCACGGAAACGGCAGAAGTCGAGGTTGAGGCCGCTTCGCAGAAAGAGGCCCGACAGCTAGCCCTACGGCGGGAGTCGTCAGGTATAGAGATGAAATGGCGACCTAGGAATGCCGTGCGGGTCAAGGGTATCGTGCCAGTGCGGGAGGGCGTATGAGAGGCTTATTAAAAATTCATCATGCACTACAGACGGCCGAGGCTAAGAAGGATTTTGCCCGACTGGCGAACAAGGTCATCAACGCCGGCCATGTCACACTTGTTAAAAAACACTTCTACCCGGAAGGGTCAGGGTGGCGCGTAATCGACAGGCGTATCGCCAGGCTACGCAATGCGTTCGAGGGGCTGAAAGGCGAACCGCAATGACCTACCGAGAACCGCAAAGAGCAGGATGAAAACCCAACTACGTGCCGATCTAAAGCCGTTGACGCTGGAAGAGGCGGGTCGGTTGCTTCGCCAGTGGCAGCTCAACGAATGGGCGCTTGAGAAGAAGATGACCAAGAGGGCGCTCAGGGAGCAGCGATGGATTGTGTGGCGGTTGCTGACGTACCTGACCCGGCGCGAGGTTATCAGCGGAGACGAATTGGACCATATTATGGGAAGTATGAACTGAGCTTGGGTAAATGATCCGCACCGAACCACAAAGACTTGATCGTTGGGCCGGCACGGGGAGGTAAATCAAATGAGTAAGAAATCAAAGCTGAACATTGAATTGCTGAAGCGCCTGCAGACGCGGTTTCTGCGGATGAAGCATCCGGAGCATTTCAATATGCGAGAGGTGGCAATGAAAACCGAGCGCGGTACGGCTATGTGTATTGCGGGCCATGTCTTGGATCTTTGCGGTTACAGGATTCGCTGGCAAGACGGTGGCGACCATGCCCTAGATGCCGTTTGGTACAAACCGAGCGGAAGAAGGGTTGGTGATCTATTTGCCGCAATGGACGAAGCGCAACGGGTACTTGGTATGAGTTACGAACAAGCTCGAAGTAGTTACGGTCTCTTTATGCGTCTCGGACTCAAGACTCCCCAACAAGCCGTCGCCGCCATTCAGCAAATCATCAACGCCGCCGAGGGAGCAAGCCAATGACTCGCACCTACACAGACGAGAGACGATGGGCCAACACCGATCCGTCACTCCACGCTAATCATCACGTCAGCGATGAATGCGTAGTTGGCGAGCATGGGCAGTGTGATGATCGAAGATGTGCTTGTCCGTGTTGGCGTCACGTTGAAGAAATGAAATTGAAGTTAGAGCATCCGCAGTTGAGATCACTTGCTGAGGCGAGTGAAGAAAGTGAGGCCGCGTGAGCAAAGAAGAAATAGATGAAGTCGGCGGCTGCGGCTATCAGGGCTATGAGTTTGGCGCGGGTTCCTACCCTGACTCCGTTTGCTTAGACGGTCGATTATTTGATGCTGACGATTGCGATGATCAGCATCGGCTGTATGAGCCCATTGAGAACATTCCGTGTCCAGTATGCCGCCCGGATGATGCAATTGAGTACTGGACGGATCGTAACCAGCGGGGCGGTTGCTCAGGGGAAGCGGCGCGGAAGGCTGCTCGGTCATTAATCGCGGACATTCGGAGAATCAGGGGAATTTAGGGGAAGGGATTGAGGTGAACCAGTCGAGGATTTAGTTATGACAGCAGACGAGATAACAGTAGAAGAGGCACTGGCCCAACTTCGAGAGGCGTTTCCCGATAAGTGGTTTTCGATTGAAGTTGTCGATAAGCCGATCATGGGGCGGTACTTCTTTGTCCGTGTGCATGGCTGCCCGAAGCAAACTGAAGCATCGGATAGCCTCTCCGACTGCATGGCTCAGGTTCGCGCTTGGAAAGAGGAACAATAATGAATAGCAAGCGTGCTCAATGTCAAAACTGCGCAGCTTCTCTTATCGGCGGCGATATTGAAATGACCCGCGCTGAATTTGAAGGACTGCGCGACCGGATAGCCGACTACTTACTCTCCTTACTGGATGGTGAAGGGGGAGACAGGTGCGTGAAGTGCGGGCACGGACGTGAGACTCTTAGTATTCAAGGGTTCTGCGTGTTTTGTCTAAGCAGACAAGCGTCTGAGCCCGGCCCAAAGTTCTGCGGTTGTAAATGCGAGTTCCCCGCCGCAAGTGTTACCACCGATGCCGCAGCGACGGGAGGATTCGAATGTGCGTGCTGCGGTCGCAATATGGAAGTTCGGGTCAACGGTAAATGGTGCAACGAGTGCGCCGGTTCGCGTCTTTCGGATGCCGCAGCGGTAAAACGAGCACTGATTGATCGCCTAAAAAGTCTCCAGCAAGAATGGGCAAGTGACAATATGAACGAGGCGTATCCGTGGCAGAACTTCGCACGTTCGGCCGTCACCGAACTGGAGTCCGTTGAAGTAGCAAAGGAAGTTCCGGTAGAAAGCCAAGAGAGCAAATGAGGATCATGGCCCCGTTTCGCTACTGGGGAGCAAAAGTGCGAATGGCTCCGTGGATTATTGAGCATTTACCCGCTCATGAACACTTTGTCGAGAGCTGCGCTGGTTCGGCGGCGGTCTTGGCCGCTAAGCCTCCGAGCGTCTACGAAACAGTTAACGATGTTTACGGAGAGGTAGTTAACTTCTTCCGCGTGTTACGCGATCCAGTGCTCTGCGCCGAACTGATTGATAAAACCGCCTTTACTCCTTACGCGCACGCAGAGTTTCTTGCGGCTGCTGGCCCCTTTGAGGATAGCGTCAGTCGGGCATGGGGTTTCTTCGTGCGGATGCAAATGGCGGTAGTGCCGGGACGAACTGGATGGTCCTACAGCGTCGGCGGTGCGGCGGCTCGTAAGGCAAACAAGCCGGGACGGTGGGCCACGATGCCCGAACATCTGAAAAGAACGGCTGCGAGGTTCGACCGCGTTCAGGTAACGAATTGGCCGATTGAAGAACTACTACGACGACTTGACGCCCATGGGATCTTACACTTCGTAGATCCGCCATACCTCGATGAGAGTCGCCCTCGGTCACTTGGGGCATCATCAGCGTACAGTCACGATAACTTTGACCATGTATCGTTTATTGCCGCCGCACAAGCGACGCGCTATGCACGGATCTTGGTAACGCATTATCCCCATCCCTTATATGACGAAGGTCCGTGGACCGTACTGGGCGATTACGAGAGTCATAAAAATATCCCAAACGGAAGCGGGCGCGGTCTGACAACCGAGCGACTATATTCTTTGAACCGACGGTGACAACAACCATGACTGATCAGTTATTCACTATAGCGCCGCTCCAGTGGGAGCGTCTTAACGACTCCTTCTACAAATGGAGGGCACGAACCCGAATAACGCGTGACTACTTAATTTGGGAAATCAACGAGAGATGGTTCTGGGGTTTTGAGCACTCGCCCAACCCCTGCGCCTCTCCCGAATCCGGCAAGGAACTGGCAGAAGAACACTGGCGGGGTTATATAAGTCAGGGGTTGAAGCCGGTGGTGATGGCTGCACCGCTAGACTACATCTGCGGTCAGTGCGGAGCCTTACAGTTTACAAGCAACTCTTGTGCTAGCTGTGGATCTACAGACGTGATACGCAGGGGTTGAAGCCGTGGAAAGGTGAAACTAATGGCGCTAGCTGAGACGCAAAGGAGTGCGCTTGTTAAGGAACGCGGGGAACCGATGCTGAGGCTGGAGTTTGACGTGTTTGCGGATGGCCAGGTGTCCATGTGGACGCACTTTCAGCATGGCGATGATTTCCGGAAGAATAAGAGCATGCTACTGGCGGCGCAACAGCACCTATCTGAATTTATTGCCGATGAAGGTATGTGTCCGTTTTACAGGCCAGCCGAGAAAGGTGAACGCAATGGCTAAGGGAATTACGGTTAACAAAGATGCCGATGGCAACGTTCGCGAGGCTCGCTATCTCACCGACGACAGGGACGCCCGCGACGGGCGCAGGCTTGAATTGTGCATCGGATGGGGCAACAACGGCGACTGGTACGTTATCACCGTCCCTGAAGGCGAGCGCGGTATTAGCGCAGTCAGACTTTGTACAAGCGGCGGCGCATCATCAGCGGTGCCGGGGTTCGTGCCGTTGATCGCTGAAGTGTTCCGCAAGCTGGTTGCTGCCGCAGGCGAACCAGTGGAAACCTGTATCACCGCCCCGTCCAGCGATTCCATTAGACGAGCCGCGGAAGAGATCGTCCCCGATTGTCTCTCGCGCATCTGCTTCATTAAAGATTGTTCTTACGACGAGTGCCGGGGCTGTGATGATTCAAAAGCGGAACGCAAGCGTGTCGCGGGAATTATCTCCCGCCACTGCGGCGCTCGGTCTGGAGGTGGGAAATGAAACAATCATTGAAATACGTTTTAGCTATGCTGGCGTTAGGGTTCTTTTTGGCGCTGGTCACTAACATGCTCATCGGCATAACGGTCAGGAAGCGGATTGTCAGTGAAGAGAAGTCTTCAGTCCAAGTCCCCTCCACCTGCAAGGACGGCGACGTCTTAACCGTGTCGCATACGAGTGGAAGAGACATTGAAGAGCAGATCATCTACAGCCAGGTTGAGTACGTTTGCAGGTCTGATGGATGGGTGAAGCGGTGAAACGGCTTACGGACATCGGCTTTGCGATCTTAATGCTGATCATCACGGCGGCGACGGTCTTCCTGTTGCCAAGTGTGATGGAGTGGATTAGGAGACTAGGAGGGTGATGTGATTCCAGAAGCTGAGTTGGCCGAGGTTGAAGCAAGTCGTGACGCAGGGTTTGTCCTTGCTCACGTTTCGCGGCTTATCGCCGCCGTCCGTGAACTCCAGCAGTGGAAAGAATCGGCAATGACGTTTCTCACTCGTTATGAGGACATCGCAGACTCTATTGGCGGTGAACTCGGGAGCGGTAGGGTTGACAACCTCCGGAAGTTTGTACAGGCAGCGTTGGCTCAGCAGTCGAGTGGAGAGGTACTGGTAAGCAGAGAAGAAGCAGCAAAGATTGCTGAAACGATTTACGCAGACCGAGTGTTTGATGTTGATTCAATACTAAGGGCTGAGATAGCGGCGCACATTCGTGCTCTCCCCTCAAGGTAACAAAATGAAAGAGATACCATTAACTCAAGGGAAGGTGGCGATCGTGGATGACGAAGACTATGAACTGCTCGCTGCTTATAGGTGGATTGCGATGAAGGGCTATCGCACCTATTACGCATGTCGCCATGAGCATCCAGAAGGAAAAACCAAAACGATACTGATGCACCGGGTTATTACAAACGCTCCAAGGGGAAAGGACGTGGATCACGTTGATGGTGACGGGCTAAGGAACATTCGCTCTAATCTAAGAATGGTAACGAACGCGGAGAATCAAAGAAATCGCCAAAAGCATAAACACGCGAAGTCTCATTTCAGGGGCGTTAAGTTCGACAATCGGGGTAAGCGAAAGTGGATCGCTGTCATTTCACACAACGGATATACCCAGTATCTGGGTGCGTACCATACACCCGAAGAGGCGGCTAGGGCCTGGGACAAACGCGCTACTGAGCTATGGCCCAACCACGCCCGATTAAATTTCCCGTTAGGAGTAGAAGGAAAATGAACCAACGCTGGATTGTCCGTTATCGTCGTTACGGTTCTGAACCGTGGAGTGAGAGAGCGTTTACCAGCGAGACGGAAGCACGAACGTTCGCTGGTAGTAAGTACAGCCCCGAGCAAGCAGACGCACAGGTAGCGGTCAGTTGGTTTGTAGACCCGTCCGCTCTCGCAGCCGAACTGCTGAAGGTGTTTGATGAAATACTCGACTCACAACCCGCAGCGCTGAGCATGAAGCGACGAATTGAACGCGCACAACGTGCCAAACTGGCGGAGCTTAAGGTTGAGGTCAAGGAATGACTACGTGTAGAGGGCGGCACGATCTTGAGATTGTGTTTCGTGACGGTCCTGAAATAGAAGAGACGGTCGTACGCTGGTGCTCACGTTGCGGCGCAGTCACGGTTGACATTGACTCCGATGGTCGTACCTCACCCGGCACGATAATGAGTATGCGCCTCCCGGATACTGAGGCAGAAAGGCAAGGTAGATCATGAGTGAGCCACAGGAGCAGGGTGAGCGCGTCGGCTTATCTTGCGGCCATCGCTGGAGCGGATCTCCATACAGCTGCTGCCCACAGTGCGGAGATATGGCCGCCGAACAATCAATCGATCCCCCGGTAGCAGGAGAAGCGCCAGAACGAGTGTGGATCGGATCGGTTCACGGTTCGTTTCAAGGGGTCACGCGCTACACGCGCATTCACGAGCACAAGCATTTCGATAACGACATCGAATACATTCGCGCTGATCTCACCCGCACTCCACCAGCAAGCGCTATGGCTGCGGTGGATGCGAATATCCAGCGATTTCTTGAACGCTTTATTGTCAAGGTTGAGCCATTCTACGAGCGGAAGCACGGCAAGTTGCCGCCGCAGGAAAGCAGTCTATGGGAACTGTTGGCTTTCGTTAAGAACGCGTTAGAGGCTACCACTCCCGCTGCTCCACCTGTAGCGGAAACGTGTGTGTGGACACCTGAACCAAACACTGTTACCGCATCTGGCGCGCCTTGGTTCGGGACTGCTTGTGGACGCGAGACCGATGGTTTTGATGGATCTTATTGTACTTATTGCGGAAAGATGATTGACGTACGTGACAAGGGTCCGCAAGTGGAGCGAGGGGAATGAGCGACGACCTTACACTCAGCCCGATAGCAAACGATGACTCTCTTGCGTGGCATTCTAATCATCCTGTTTTCTGGCGTTGGTTCGGTTACTACTGGCTAAGGATTCGACGTTGGCTGTGGAAGCGCGGCGGTAAGAAACTATTCTGGTCGCACGGCAATCGCCCACCCGCACGCAAGTGGTGGATTGCATGGTGTAATCCCGGCGCGTACTTCGTTTGCGAGTCATGCGGCTACGATCACGAGTGGGCCGATACGGATGGCTGGTTTAAGTGCGAGGACGCAGGAACAACCTACGTCCCCGGCGATCCGACGATTCACTGGTTTGAAGGTACTCAAACTTGCCCGCGCTGTCGCATGAGTTGGTACTATGCGGATAGCGATTAAGGAGACTCCGTGACCCCTAAGCCATCACCCACTGTGCCGGTAGACGTAGAAGATGAAGCACGAGAGATTGTCGGCTTGTGGGCAATGGGACTCCCTGAAAACGTTGCGTCCGTGCTTGAATGCGGGACAGTACGGCAACTTGCAGAGAAGGTCGCTGACACGCTCTCCTCCAGAGATAAACAACTAAGACAGGCGCAGCGTGACGTATGGGATAAGGCAATCGAAATCGCGAAGGATAAAACGCGGTGGGGCGACAAAGAGCATCCTGAATACCTGCATGGCGTTGTCGCTGCACTGGAGCAGGCGCGAGATAAAGGGAAGTAAAATACCTGTTGACAGCATCATGCAGCCGTGTTAGAGTCCGTTGTCATGAAATGCAAGTGCAAGCAATGCAGCCACGAGTGGTTTCGGCGTACCGAGCGCTTACCGAATCGTTGCCCTGCCTGCTTCTCGCGTAAGTGGCGGCAAAAGAAGGCCGCTTAGAACGCGCAGGAAACCGTTAGCGAACACGGGCCGCAGATGCCGCCTGTCGGAAAGGTTTCAGATTGCCGTACTCATATTCTCAAATCTCCACCTACGCCGCGTGTCCCACTAAGTACTTCCTGCGTTATCGTGCGCAACTGTCTCCCCTACGGGAATCCGAGCATGACCTGCGGTTTGGGAAGGCGTGGGACGCGGCCCTGAATGCTTTTTATCGTCGTGGAAACGTAGAGATGGCACAGGCAGCATTCGCTAATGGTTATCCTGCAAATGAATACCCACTACAGCTCCCTTACTGGTCTTCGGGGAAAAGTTTTCAGAATGGACTTGATGCCGTCCCCGCCTACGTTGTCAAGTGGGCCGAGGAGGACCGGTGGTGGGAAGTCTTAGAGGTACAGGACCGAAACGAGAGCCGGATCGAGGACGAGAGTAGGGTAGTAGTACTGGACTTGGTGGTAAGAGACAAGCGGGACGGGCTGGTGTATGGGGTGGACCACAAGTCAACGGGGAAGTATCTTGACGCCAAGTATTCCGACCAGTTCGACCCGCATAGTCAGATTCGCCAATACGTCTCGCACCTGCAATCCCGTTACGGTGAAGTTGGTGGTTTCTATATAAACGCAGCCAGTTTCCGGCGTCGGACCAAGGCTTACACGCCCCGCAAAGGACCGGACAAGGGGGTCAGTCTCCCGGCGGGTGACTGGCATGACTTCAAGCGTTGGGTGTTTAACCCTAACGCCGACGCCGTAACCAGTGAGCATGCCAGCTTCCTTGGCTGGACTCGGAAGATTCAGGACGACGAGCGGACAGGCCAATGGTCCTACAACACCGACCAATGCGTTCGTGGTCCAATCGTTTGCCCCTTCCACGCCATCTGTTCCAAAGGGTATCAGTGGCCGAGGGATGCGGAGTTGATTGAACAGGATTATACGCGGAGGTGTTTGCGGGTGAGGGATGGGCAAAGATGCTGGTTACAACCGCAGCACGAAGGGGAATGTGACCCTACACGACCGGTGTTGCCGGACTACGAGGTTGACTTGAGTGAGGATGAAGTTGAGGAGGCAGAGGCGTGACGACTGAAGCTGAAGATTTTGAGACCATGCTGGCTTTACTGGCTTACCCAAATCCGGTCGGCTTACACCCGGTTGCAGTTCGCTACCGAAACTTTGCGCGCTGGTTAATCGCTCGCGGTGATACAAAGATTGAACAACTGGAAGAACGTATTAGAGAACTAGAACAGAAAGGGAACAGCGAGTGCCATTCATAACCAAAGAAGACTTTCTTAAACCTAACGGACTCAGCGTCTGGCTCAACGGTGGTGCTGGTAGTGGTAAGACGTTACAGGGAATGACGTTTCCAAAAGTCATGGCAATCACATTCGACCCCACTGGCCTCGACACCCTTAAGCAACCAGAGAATCAAAAGTACTTGGACAACTTAGTAATCCACGTTCCCTTGAATGGCCTAGCACTGAACGAAGTCTTTCAGTTTACGGAAGAGCCGAGTGAGAGAAGTATTTATGGAGCGATAGCCTACGCTCGCAAGCTTGGACCACTAGGTGAAAAGAAGATCGAAACCATCTTCCTTGACGGCTTCAACTACCTAGCTAACCTTAAGTGGACGCAGATATGCGAGTCGAAGGGGATTGTGTGGACCGAGAAGCAGGCGATGGACAAGAAGGAGGCTGACCAGCGGGGTTGGTATGATGCGCTAGGGTCGTACCTGGACCACTTGGTTTTACAGAACCTGCTGCCGTTGGCTACGAGGGACAGGTTGAATGTAGTAGTGAGTTGTCATCTCCAGCGAGAGTCGGACAACACTGTCAAGGGGATACAGATCGCCCGGTCTCCCACCGCACAGGAGCAGCAAGCCGCTAGTAAGCGACAGGTAAATCTTGACTCTGACCTTAGCCCACAAGTGCTAGGGTCGTTTAGGCAGCGCGTTGCCGGTCTCCCGTCCGCGATGATCTATCTTGAGGACAGGCTGGAGCAGGATAGTGAAGGTAAGGAGGTGGTCCAGTACTACGCCTACTGTCGCCGTACACGGAGTGAGTCACTTGATACGGTAATCCTTGCCAAGAACAGGTTTGGATTAGGTACTCTTAAGCTAACTAACGGCAATCTGTACAAAACAATCCTAAGAAAGATTTGTACGCCGGTTGCTGCTAATGTTGCCCAGCCGAGTGCCGGGAAACCTGAAACACAAACTAAAACTAAAGGAGCGTAAGAGGCAATGAGTGACACGTATACAGACAACGAGATAGCGGAAGAGGTTGACGACACGCCGAACTGGGTAAAGGAGGGAACCGAGGAAGACGACTTTGAGGCCGAGGGGGAGGACATCTCGAAGGCTCAACAGATGATGCCTTCAGATGTTATCGAGCCTGTCAACAATGTTGAGTTAACCATCAAGAAACTAGATCTTGACAAGTACGTTCCAGAAGAAAGGCACGGTGGAAAGCCTGATACCAATGGGGAGCTGGCATGGAAAACGGCATCAATGAAACCGTGGCTTGTTATCGGCCCCAAAGGGATTGACGGCAAGGGTAAGTACGCAGGTAAGCACTTCTTTCCGCGAATCGGGTTTGCCGTGAATCGCAAGGTTTACGATTTCTCGTTAAACGCCGAGGGCGAGGAAACCGATTATTATGAACCGCAAGGTAACTACTTCGGAGACTACAAGGCGTTTTTACAGTCTCTTGGTATTAAGACTGATCCTGCACCTAATAACAACGCGGCATTTAGACGATCACTGGTAGGTCGATCTGTTTGGGTGAACATCAAGAAGGATCGCAAGCGAGTCAAAAATAAAGCCACTGGGAAATACGAGCGGGTTGACGAATACGAGAACGTGCTGGAGTACATACCGGCTAAGAAACAGGCGACTAAGGCAGTGGAACAGGCCGAGGCGGCGGCAAGTTAAGGTATTGATATTCCCGCCGGTGGTGAAGATGGGGATACAAGGGGCCAGCCGTTGCAGGTGCGCTGTGGTTGTTTACAGCGAAGTCAAGGGACGGTGTTTCAACAGCCCTCCTGATGGATAAGCACCCGTTCGGCGGCTGGCCTCCTGTTGCTAAAGGAGGAGAACATGAAACCATCCGTAAAATCTGAAGAAATGGAAACTACTATCAAGGATATCTTCGGCCGTGATCGTCGGGACTTAATACGGCAAGACATATGCGTACCGCCGCCGATAGGCTGCGGTAAGCCCGCGAGCCAGTTTCGCAACGCTATCTCAGTTAAGGAATTCTCTATCAGCGGTCTTTGTCAAAATTGTCAGGATGAGTTCTTTGGGAAAGATTAGCGAGTTAAGGAGTCTTAAACTTGAGTACTCCGGACCATCAACAGTCGCTCTGTCTTGGTTTAACTCCGACCCGCATGGGCGTGTTAAATATCGGGCAAAGGAGTACTCAGGGCTAAGCGATGTCATCAGGGGGCGGTGACATCGAGGGAGGGGGCAGGGTGAATAACGTCTCGTTTATCCTGCCTTCCCTTCCGGGTAGCGTGAACCGAATCTATGGACCACGACGCACCCTGTACTCCAGTCAGCCTCAGTGGGGGTTAAAAGACGAATGGCTGATTTGGTCTACGCAAATGACGCCGCATGTGTTGACGTTGCCGCGCAAGTTACAGAAGGATTCCATCATTCGCGTGGATCGCTGTTACTACTATCCGTGGTTTTGCAAGAATGGGAGTTGGAAAAAGGTTGACGTATCAAATAAGGATAAGTTATTATTTGACTTGATTAGTAAGAAGATCGGAATTGATGATTCGTTCTTTAAGCTAGGGATGATGGATTCCGTTAACAGTTCCAATTCAAGGGTTGAAGTGACACTAACAGAGGTATTAAAGTCCGAATGGGAGCACCGACAAGAAAGGTTCACGTTGGAGGCAAGTACGGACTATGGGAAGTTGTAGACGCTCTGCCCTCGCAAAGAAGCGGGACACAGCTACGTCGGGTGTGGCTCTGTCGCTGTGCGTGTGGAACCAAAAAGCCAGTTGTTGATTTTTGCCTTCGTAAGGGAACTAGTAAGTCATGTGGATGCATAAAAGGTCGCACGGAAATAGTCAAAGGAACACAATTTGGTTTCTTAAAAGTATATGGACCAGCTGGTAGCCAGCAAACAAAATATGGAATGCAACGCACTTGGTTGTGCGTTTGTGACTGTGGAAATGTCACGATTGTACCCACGGGTAATCTTCGGTCTGGTAACACTCGGTCTTGTGGTTGCTTTGGCATAGGAAATCATTTCGTTCACGGCGAGTCAATTAAAGGAAACTGGACTACTGAATACAATATTTGGGCGGGAATTATTCAGCGAACAGGTAATCCTAAAGATAGATCATTTAAAGACTACGGCGGGCGCGGTATCCAAATGCACGACCCTTGGAGAAAATCCTTTATCGCTTTCCGAGATTATATTGTAAGGGTCTTAGGACGACGCCCAAGCAGTACCTACAGCATCGACCGAATTAATAACAATGGTCATTACGAGCCTGGGAACCTTAGATGGGCAACGCGAAAAGAGCAAGCCAATAATAGACGACCTGCGCGGAAAAGAATAACTCGTGAGCACCTTGTTTGACACCTCTGACGACTGGGACGGCCCAAACAGGCGAGAGGTTGAGCCTGCCTCGCGTCCGTGGCTAGGCTCGGCCTGCGTGTGGGGCAAGGCGCAGACGCAGGGAAGTAAGAACGGGTATGTTCACCCGCACTTAAAACGGGTGGTGATTGTCGATAGCAATGACCGTGCCCTCAAGTCATGGCGACAGGAGATCGTGGATGCCATGCAGCGGACGAAGCCGCCGAGGGCGCTGGATACGCCCGTTGCCGTTAGCGTCCTAATCTACGTCCCTCGTCCGCAGGCGCACTACCGGACCAACGGAGAGCTGAAACCGAACGCTCCCCTTGTTCCCGCCGCCGGCAGAGACATTGATAAGGTTGCCAGAGCGATACTGGACGCGGGTACGATTGCCTGTTGGTGGACCAACGATGCGAGGGTGGCCGATTTGCGGCTGAGACGACGGTACGATGATGGCATTGGGGAGCGGACGTGGGTTTGGAGTTGGGAGGTTAAGTATCCTGACCAACCCATACCTGAACTAGACGAGACGATTGACATAGGCGTGGAGGAATAATCAAATGACACGAGCAGAACACTTATCATGGTGTAAACAGCGGGCGCTTGAATACCTGAATCCCGGCCCGTACTTCAGTATTGATGACGCAATGGCGTCAATGGCTTCAGATCTCGGAAAGCATGATGAAACGCGCCATCACGCTATACAAACGGTGCCGCTCATGTTTCAACTGCGCGCATCAGGCAACTTGAACACGCCAGAGGAGATGCGAGAGTTTATCAATGGTTTCAATTAAGGATCTTATCACAGTCTGCCCATCGTGCTTTAACACCGGAACGCGAGTGGTCAGGATTGGCAAGTATGCTTACGGGTTTACTTGCCCGCACACGACGCAGATGGGGTTGTTTGATGGGGGTGATGGCGATGATGACAGGAGCGACAGACGACGACGTCTACCTGACCGATATCCTACTCCTTTGCGTCACTTGCAAGCAGCCGATCAAGGCGCGGATCAATACGCCGCAGTGGATCAGGGTTGAGTGGATTAGTAGTGAAGGGGAGTGTCAGGGATGCGCGCAGGTGAGGAAGGAGGGCGGGCATGGCTCAAAGGGTAATCCTACATCATAAGCAAATGGGTATCTATCTAGGGTCCGCTTTGGGGTTCGGTTTCTGGTCTAAGCTCGATCCGGCTGGACAGGACTCAGCGTGGACTTTTGAGAGTATCTCGCAGGCTAAAGATGCAATAGCTTCATGGGACAGCCCCGTAGAGCATCCGTTGTTCACCTACGTGGAAACAGAAGGTGAGTTTGCGTCAATTCAACAGTGTATGGACGTAGGGCTGGAAGGATGGGACACGTCACAATGACCACCGCCCAACCAACCGACAACGAGCAACTGGCCCATGCGCGGGAACGGGCGGTGGAGACGTATCGCTATGACGACCGCTTCGAAGCGGAGTGCGACATCGACAGCGAAGGTTGCGGGCTGAAGGTGGACACTTATATCCCCGCCGACGTTGTAAAGGAAGCGGTACGCCACGGCTGGGACGCGGCGATGGAATACACGCAAAGCCAATCCTGTACGTGGAAGTTTATGGTCGGCGATAACTGCTACGTCACTGGTTGCGGACGGCGGGTGTATTCATACGAAGACAACTGCAAATTTTGTTGTTTCTGCGGTGGGGAGATCAGTGACTAACAAGCCCTATCGCATCGTGCGCCAGTCTCCTACCGACTTGGACGAAGCCGGTGCAGTCGCTCCGTCACTGGAATTCGACTATCGACGCGGGACGCAGCACGGGGAGCCGTCGTGGCCCGAGAAACATGCGGGAATGAAATTTGGGCCGTCGCTGATTCGTAAAGCACTGGCGGCAGGGCTGGTAGTGGTGGCTGAGATCGAAGGTTTTCCCTACCCAGTGGCAGTGAAGGAGGCGAGGTGGATGGCGGGGGTGCTGGAGGTATCAGCCCTGGAATCATGGAAAGTACCGGAACGATTGTTCACACGTACGACGATGAAGGGGTTTACGGTCGGTGGGATATTAATGGAGCCGTGAGCGAGGTACCGGAGGCGGTGATTGCGTGCGTGAACCGTGGACCGCTGAGTCCGATACATCGCTACTACGACGGAGCAACCAGGTGCGCGTGTGGCGATGGACCTGATTTGACGAAGGAGCGGATGAGGTGAGTACACTGGAATTTATAGCACGTATCTGCGTAGCGTTAGCGATAATCTGCTTAGGTGTCTCAGTTGTTTCGCAGGGTAGGGCTATAAGCGACTTGCGCCAACGGATCGAACAACTGGAGCAGCGGCGATGAGTGACGAGGAGCTTGAGTTTAAGATTGGGGATGCTATTAAACGTGAACAGATTCCCGATTATGAGCGCAACGGGACAGGTAAGTATAAGGCAGTATGGGAGAAAGTAAGAGCGCTACCAGCCGGAGAGTGGCTCCCGGTTACCGTACTAACGCCGCGTATCGCTTTTCGACTAACTCAGAATGCAAAGAACAAAAACTTTTGGGCTAAACGTCGAAGGTTAACTGTTTACATCAGCAGGAAAACGTAATCAACATGGCGACGATATGGTAGCAACGGGACCAACGATCCGGCGCGGCAAGTCCAGCGGCGACATCTGGACACCGTGGGAGTTTATCCGCGCCGTCGAGAAGAAGTTTGGACCACTTACTATTGATCTTGCTGCCAGTGGTCCGCAAGGCGCGAAGGCTTCAGAGTTTATTACACCTGAGCAGGATTCATTCAGTTTTAAGTGGCACGAGTTTTTGGGGTTATCGTGGCTCAACTGTGAATACGGCAACATCGCTCCGTGGGCTCATAAGTGCGCTGATGAATCTCTCGCGGGCTGGCGCGGACTGCTCTTAGTTCCCGGCAGTATCGGCGCAAACTGGTACTGGGACTATGCGGAACCGTACAGCAACGTCTACTCGGTAGGCAGGATGGTGTTTGATAACTGTTTCGGTAAGGACGGCAACCTGGTTACGACGCCGTATCCCAAGGATCTAATTCTATGTCACTACGACTGGTCGCAGCCAAGGCAGAAGATGCAACGTTGGAGGTGGCGGGATGGCCGATAAAACAGCAACTAATGAACCTAGTCGTTTCGAGATGGCGTTAGACAGGCAACTTAACTGCCCGCACGATCACTTGGAGGATTTCGGTGACGGAATGTGCTACCTAGGTTGCTGTGACCGTAAGCAGTGTCAGGACTGTGGCATGGTCTTATTAATAAAAGGTGGCATGGTCTTATTAATAGAAGACGCCGACTAGCCATGACCCCCACTCCACGCCTCGGCATTGCAATCAATCTCGATGAACTACGCGAGTCGATGACCGACTATATAGATGAAGTGTTACCTAAAGACGAGCAGTTACTAGAATCAATGCGATTCTCGAAGTTCCTACTATGGCTCAGTAAACGCCAGCAACCACAACAGTCGCAACTGGTGAGAAGGGACGATAACGATGGGCAACGCGACAACTAGAACTAGTAAGATACTGGAACAATGGGACAGGGTGAACGGGCTAGTTAAGCAGGTCGGTGAACTTGAACCTGACGAACGTGAACTATTCCTGCACCTGGCCCAGTTACAACCCGCACAGCAACCCAAGCCCCAACGACGCAAGCGAGCGGGGAAGAAGGCCGGCAAGTCGGCGCGGGCTTCGGCAATAGCCCAACAGTTAAGCGAGAGACACCAGCGACCGGCAGCGGACGCTTGCGTAGCTCTGGTTGATGACAATGGCGGTCTGATGGAGTGCGGGCAGGGACCGGACGCTAATGTACACCATAAGTCCACGGAACCGGGGTATCACGAGTTTGTGTCGCCTGAGACGGCTACGGCTTCCGGTGCAGGCGTGGGAGATTGAGACGATGGCGACAATACGTGATGGACTGTATCGAGTAACTACCAGTTATCTTTGCGCTGGTTTCGTCGTCGAGAATGGCATGGTCGTTGACTGCGCGCCAATCTTACGCAAGCGACTGGCGTACTGGCAGACGGTTGCAGTGCGGGTTTGCGGCTAGGACAGAAGGAGGGTGACGATGAACATTACGACTGAGACCGTACATGACCCATATCCTGAACCTTTCCCGTGGTCCGACACCATGCCGCACGAAGCGCCGGAGCATCGGCTGTTCAATCCGCTTCCCTGTCCGATGCGGTGCGAGAGTGGCTGGCTGCCTACCGTCGAGGGCGGGTGGATTAAGTGTTTTAGTTGTTGTTTAGTGGTTGACAATGCTTGCTAACTAAGCTATGCTTGCTTAGTATGAATAGCAGGAAGAAGACACTGGAGCAAATCAACAAACTGCGAACTGAAAGCGACCCAAGGTTTCGCAAAGAGCTAACCGCCGTGGCTGATGGCCTTGAGGCGCTACTGAAAGAAGCTGCGGCGGGAGGACGCGCACGAGCTAAGAAGCTTAGTAAGAAGCGGCGGGTCGAGATCGCGAGACACGCGGCAAATGTAAGGTGGGGCAATGTGTGACACTGGATGCGTTATTAACTCCCTGGTCGGCGGTGATCATGCTTACTGCGACTGTTTACACCATTTAACGGCACCAGCCGTAGCGCCGTCTCGTGAGCGTGTTGAAGTGTCGTCATGTGTACCAATTGGTTGTTATCGCTGTTTGGGTGGACCGTTCTACTGGGGCAAGACCGAGAGAGGCTGGCGGCTGGTTGACGATTACGGGATTGTTCACAAGTGCGCGGAGTACATGCCAATAACGTGACCCACCGCCGCATGGATGGAGGTGAACGATGCTAACAATTTGGAAATTCTCAATAGACACCGCCGATACGCAAGTTATCAATGTTCCCCGCGATGGCAAGATTCTGTGCATTCAGGTCCAGCAGGCCATCGGTCCGTGTTTGTGGATACTAGTTGACTCGGAAGCTAAGCTGGAACCACGAACTATTGAGGTATTTGGTACGGGTCATCCTATTAGCCGCGAAACGGGAGTCCGGCGCGTGTACATCGGCACGTATCAACTTGCAAATGAACAACTGGTGTTCCACGTATTCGAGAGGCTGGTATAATTATTGCCAACCACCAACAAAAATCCCGGCGTCTCTGCTCCCATTGTGACGAACCCTTGGACCGCGACGACGGCAGCGGGTTGTGTAACACCTGCTACCGGTGGCTGATTGAGCCGCCGACGACGGCGCAGTGGTTGCACTTGAGGTTCAAGCGATGACAACTAACGCAATCAACTACAACCTTGTCGGCGTCAAGGCTCACTACTTTAACACGCGGTTAAACGACAGTCGCGGGAACCTGACGACTGAGCTACTACGCACCGTGGCCGACTGGATGGACCATAACGAGATTACCGACAGCGAGTTCAGTGGGATGGTGATTACTACCGAGACGCCTGACGATCTAAGTTGTTACAAGACGGCGACGTTGTACTACTACGAAAGGTCGCAGGTGTTTCCGGTTGAGCACGCACAGTCTCGGAGAGTAGGGGGAAGTCCTTTGTGTTCATTGCCGATCGGATCGAGAAGTACCCGTGACCACAATCCACGATTCCCATACCTGTAATCGCGGCGCTAACGGTGGCCCGTGCTTTATGTGCCGCTACGCCAACGAGTACGAGCGCCTGCTGGGTAAGTCGGCGGAGGGGACAATTGGCAATGAGATCTATAGTCCCGTGCAGCGCAATCCTTCATGGATTCAGTTTGCTGACAGGCCCAAGCGTAGACCATTGTGGCGACGGGTGCTGCGAGCGATTGAACGGAGGGTGTGGTGGTAGATATATCCAATGGACCAGACTACGCGTGTGAGCATGGTGTTTCATTCGACGAGAACTGCGCCGGTTGTGAGGACTACGGTTACTGTCAACAATGTGGCGCATCTCAGACCAGCGCCGACGCCGAGAACCACGCGTGTACCCAATGTGGTAAGAAGTGGCCTGAAGTGGAGGTGAAATGTTAACGCTGATTGTATCTATTACGCTGATACTCAACACTTTGACCATTCAGGGACCAGCCTACAGCGCGGTTCGTCTATCCTGTACACTGGAAGTCGGCAATGTGCTTCAGTGCGTTGAAGTAGCAGGAACAAGGGAGTTGACGCTGCGCGTGGGTGGACGACCCTTCACCCCCTGGGCCGAGGCGCTGAAGGATCTAAAGCCCGGTGTCTCAACCGTTGACATCGCCGTTGACGCACGTCGTCGCCGCGTCTGTCTGGTTGACACCACCGAGCTAGGCGGGTTTGAACGCGAGGCCGTGAACGGGTTCAAGCCGATTTGCGTCAACGCGGGAAGGGGCGGGCGCAGGAGACGAGGTTGACGTGACTATAAAGGAAATCATCATTATCGACCCGCTTAAAGACCCTAGGGTTATCCGCGACAATGAGGGACGCAGCCTGATCCCGGTGAACCGGCGCTGCACTCGCTGTAGCGGCACGGGCAACGAACTACTGTTCATGTATCGTCGCTGTCGAGCGTGCGGGGGTGATGGGTTCTCTCGCGGTGACGATAAACAAGCCGGGGATCGTTCCAATAACTGACGATGGTAATTACGACAAGCCTGAAAGGAGACTGTGACGACTTCCACTACTCTTAACTACATATGGCAATGCCTGACGGACCCGCGCATGGAGCTGGAATACCGGCTCCAGCTTGCTTGGTCGCAGGTAAAGTACGAGGTGGATAAATTTCTGGGAGTTTAGCTCCACGTATCAAATCGAAAGGAGGATGATGTAAGTAAACTGGAATTGGAGAGAACCAAGGGGCGGGAGGCTGGCGGCGACAGGCGGGTCTCCCGTTCTTTGTGTTAAGGTTAATCATCATGCACCGTAACTACACTACCGGAAATCAATCCTACCCGGTCTGATCCTGTTAAGCGGAAGAGAATGACGGCGGGACTTAAGAAGGCCGCAGTGACACGTAAGATAGAAAGCGAACACGACAAGCTACTACCATTACTACGAGGACGGAAGACCCGCAAAGCAAAACGGCCAGAGTGACTTACCCAGCACCCCGACCCGTCCTGCCGCTCAATCACACAACTAGAGGAAAGTTAGGAGGGATAATAGCATGGGTCACAACTCGGTGTCATCGGTTCTCTGGATCGCTTGATTCTGCGTGTTGTCATAGTTCTTTTCTTCCAGATGTAACGTTGCCGCCATGCGCCTGATCTCCTTCTCGTACAGGTCAACCTCCCCTCGCAGCTTCGCGTTCTCCACCAGCAGGCGGTCCCTGTCCACGAACACTTGGTCGTATTGATCCTGCCACGCATCTCGCTCCGACCGCAGCCGGTCAATCGTTTCCTGCGCCACGTTCAGCCTATCCATAAATCGCACCACCGCATCGCCCGCGCTAGCTGTAGAACGAACCGTAATCTCAGTTGCGGTAGCTTCGGTGACGTGGATGTCGGCGGCAGGTTTCTTGCGGTTCAGCCAATTGTTGTAGAGTCTATCAATACCTAGCGCTCCAACAATCGATGCAAGGCTGGTGAGGGCAAGTTGGAGCCATTGAGGGATGCCGGTTGCGTGTTCCTGCATGTTTCATACGACCCTGGACGTACATTGACCCTGAGCGCATTCAACGACATCTTCAATCTTACGCTCCAAACGTTTCAGGTCTGCGCGGCTGATAGTTTCAAAGGGTAATGCTACCCCGCGTCGATACCATGCGGAGGCTTCCGATAAAGGAACGTCACCCGCGAAATAGCTGACCGTCTCTTCAGGTAAAGCGGCATTGAATGGAATCGGCTTATACTCACCACCGTCACAACTTGCCGCCCAACGAGCCTCTGCTTCATCGTCAAATACGCCTCGGTATTCAATGGATGCGTAGCACTGTTTATCGCAATCTCCCGAATGGGAACGGCAGGCAAATCCACGCCACTTAAAGTATCGTCGTAGCAGCCATCGTAACCAATACCAAGGCTCAATCGACTCAAGTGACTTTCGTTGTGTTACCAGCCATAGATTGCGAACTTGGGCCACTGGCCTACTTACCTTTACCCGGAGTTTCAGGGACGCCCGGGTCGGTCGGTACTGGCTCATCCCCTGGCTCCGGTCGCGGGCTCGGTTGCGGCTGCGGT